ACAATATACTAACCACCTTAACAAGTTTTTGTAGGGAAATAGGGTAAAAGTGGTAATGTGGAAATTGGTGTGGATAAAATGTTTCATAAATGAGATACAGGTACCGATAAAACACTTACATTTGTTTCACATTTGAACGAAACGATATGTTTGTAAAGATAAAAAATAGCAAAGAGCTGGTAGAGTTTATCGAAAAGGAGATAAAAACTAGGAAATTGAGGGTGAATGATGTTTGCTTGGGAATAGGGATGAGTAGGAGTCAATTTTGGAGGTTTCGGACTGGTGATAGTAGTTCGGTATTTAACTTTGATGATTATATGCGTATGTGTGAATATTTTGGAGTAGAGAATGTATTATTGAAGGAGGAATAAGTGATGTCGTATATAGTGATCAATGAGAAGCGTGATGCAGATGGATTGGAAGAGCAGTATTGGGTGTTTTTTAGGCTATGGTGTAGGTTTGGGTATGAGATAAAAAGGGAGCAATATGCAGCATTAGGAAAGGAGTTAAGGGCGTTGAAGTTGGTGATAGACCAGAAGAGGGGAAAAGTGCCGTGTTTGCCTGATAAAATTTGAAAATTAGGGCTTCGCCCGTTTGCTGTGTATTCGTGGCGTGATAGGGTTGGCGAAAAGTGGTAAAAAGTGGCGTTTTTTGAGTGGCGCGGTTTTGCTGGGGTTGGCGAGTGTTCTTTATAGTATTTGGGGAGTTGGCGGCTGTGAACGTAGTTGTGTCCGAAAGACCTTTACACAACTTATAGGCGAAAGCGTGACTAAAGGTAGTAACGTAAGTATAACTATAAAAAGGTTGAAATCCTTTTCTCTCCACTGAGCCGTTCGAAGCGGTAAGGGTGGCTGTCGGTCATGGGACCTTCGCAATTGTGTTTGAAAGACAATGCAATACAGGGCGTAGCCTGACAAGAACGGAAAGACGTACGACCAATACCGCTGGTAACAGTATGCGGAAAAGCTGGAATGAGCCAAGGTGGTGAGGCGCAACCAATGATTCTAAGGTTTAACGATTTTTAGGCTTTGAATTTATGTTGTCATGATGGGTTCGAGCCCCATATTCCAGCCAAACTTTATAAAAGTGCCTCCGTAACAGAATGTGCGGCTAGTGGGGAAGTGCCCCACTTTAAAAATGACCTTAATTAATGGGTAAATATATGAAAACACAAGAATTAATTACGGAAGTCAAAGAACTTCCAAAACAATTGCGCGAAGAGTTTTTGCGTAATCATTGTACCAACGTATCAGTTGGCCAGTATTTCAAACGCTTTGATGATGAAGATTTATCACAGCAAGAAAAGGAGCTGGCAAACAAAAGCATTGAGCTTTCCATCTTAGAGGACCAGTTTGATGAAGTTAAGAATGAGTGGAAAGCCAAGGTGAAAGAGAAAAAGGAAGAGAGGAAAAATGCTTTAACCTTGCTTAAGCAAAATGGTGAGTGGCTCAATGGTGAGCAGTTTATGTTTGCGGACCAAAAACGTGGCGTGATGGAGTTTTATGACAAAAATGGGGATTTTGTTTCATCCCGTAGATTGCTTCCAGAAGAAAAGCAAATGTCCATATTTGATACAGACAAGTTTTCTGTTACCGCAAAAAACATGGAGCCAAACATGGGTACTATTTCAAAGTCTAACCAATTAGGAGAATAATTTATGAAATCAGAGATTAAAGTAGAAGCAAAAGAAGGAGTGTTAATGGTATTAGAGGGAAAAGCCCCAGAGCCAATTAACCCAAAAAGAGAGTACTACATGGGCGGTAATATCCGTGCCGTGGTAGATTATGTAATTGGCAGAAAAAAAGCAGGGGTGCCGGTGAATCCGCAAAATGCTGTTGTGGTAATTGACGAGACAGCCCTCACAATTACACTAACCACCGAAGCACATTTGCATGACCAGGGAGGTGTTACTGTGGAAGCTAAATTGGAGCCAAACCCAAGATTGCAAGAATTTCAGATCAACAAAAACCACAGATTTGGTTTGAAGGATTTGGAAAGGTTGGTTAATTTCAATGCCGACATGTTCAATGGCGAAGCTCATGCTAATGCCCATGGAATGTTAGTTGCTGCATTGCGTAACTTCACAGCAAAAGCTAATATTGAAATTCAGCAAGGTGGAGACAAAAGAGGAAACAAGGCCGAGAACTTCACCAAGACTGTTACCACAGATATCATTCAGAACTTTACTTTGTCTGCAAATATTTTTAAAGGCACAGAGGTAAAAACATTTACTGTGGATATCTGCTACGAAATCAATGATAATGTTGTTCGTTTCTGGTTAGAGTCAACAGAGTTGTTCCAGCTTACTATTCGTGAGCTTAACAGCCAGTTTACCACACAGAAGGAGTACTTATCTGATTTAACAGAAGGTACCTCACAGCATGGTTTAATAGTTATTTCGAAATAATTTTGAGAGGCCCTTTCCATTATTGATATGGTTAGGGCTTCTCCTTAAACGCTAATCTGTGGCGTAACACAGATAAAATTGCAAATGGGAATAAGAATGATTTTTGAAAGTGGTGATGCTTCAATAGCCCCAGAAGTTGCTAATGAAAAGAAAAGATTAGTACTAAATATAGGAATGAATAATGGTTTAGGTAAGTCAACACATATTGTGATGCACTTGGATAAAAAAACAGCCATTCGCCTTACCAAGCATTTACGTTCACTTATATCAGAAATGGAGGACTAACATGGCTAAGGGACTACCATATTTTGAATTTTGGACTTCCGAATGGCTAACTGGTGACATTTGTTTTGAGGACCTAGAAACACAGGGTTTATTTATTAATATCTGTGCCTTATATTGGCAGCGTAATGGTGACTTATTAGTATCAGATATTGAAAGAAGATATAATAAACCGAACGCTTTTAATTCGCTTACCGATAGGATAATTTCGGTTTCAGATGGGTTAATAAAAATAGCTTTTTTAGATGAACAATTACTTGCAAGAAAACATAAAAGTAAAGTCAATTCTGAAAATGGAAGCAAGGGAGGAAGGCCGAAAACAAAGGAAATAAAACCGAACGCTTTAGTTTCGTTAACCGAAATTAAACCGAATCAAAAGGCAATAGAAGAGAATAGAAGAGAAGAGAATAGAATAGAAGATAATAAAAGAGAAGAGAATTTACATCCACTTCAAAAGTGGATTAAAGAAACTAAACCTTTTGTTTCTAAAATTTCTAGTCAACTTTCTTTTGCAGAATGTGAAAGGTTAGTAATTCAATTTGATAAAACAACTCTACAAAATATTCTTGAGAACATGGAAAATTACAAGGGAGATGAAAAAAAATATACTAGCGTTAACCTTACTGTTAGAAAATGGATAGCCAAAGATATTGCTGATAAGAAAAACTTACCAGCAGGTCAACAAGCTGATAGACCTGATTTACAAAAAGCAATTTACAAAGGATAGTACCATGGAACAGAAAAGAAAAAACACCCGTGGAACCCTTTTGTTAGAATCAGGATCAAAACTTCCACCACAGGCCATAGATTTAGAAGAGGCTGTTTTAGGGGCTTTAATGATAGAGAGTGGTACATTTGATAGCGTGATGGAAATTATTTCGCCAGAGGTTTTCTATAAAGACAACCACGGCATAATTTATCAAACTATCTGTGAGCTCAAAACAGAAAACACTCCAATTGACATTTTAACAGTTACAAATAAACTTCGTAAAAATGGTAAATTAGAATTGGTTGGAGGTGCGTATTACGTTACCCAACTTACCAATAATATTGCATCTGGGGCAAACATTGTAACACATGCTTACATCATTAAGGAAAAGCACATCCTTCGTGAAATGATTAGGATTGCTGGTGTTATAACCAAATTGGCATTTGAAGAGGACACAGATTTTGAAGAGGCTGTGGATAGGTTTGAAGAGGAAATGCAGCCTATTCGTGATTTTCTTGGTGGCGTGAGTCCATATACACAATGGGCAAAGTTGCTAAAAGAAGAGAATGAAAGGATCAAAATTATTGCCTCACAGAAAAATCTTGACCTACTTGGTGCCAACACTGGAAGCGAAAGTTTAAATAGAATTTTGGGAGGTTTCAGAAATTCAGATTTAATAATTGTTGCTGCAAGACCAGGAATAGGAAAAACAACGCGAAGTTTGGCTTATGCAAGAGCCGCAGCACTCACTGGTAAGCCTGTGGCAATTTTCAGTCTTGAAATGAAAGCTGAACAGCTGGTAAGGAAATTTATCATTGAGGAAAGCGAAGTTTACTCTAATAAATTTTTATTAGGAACTTTAACCGAGCAAGATTTAATTGCTATTGACAATGCAGTTATCGAGCTTTTAAAATTACCAATAGAAATAATTGATAAGTCTGGTGTAAAGCCAATGTATGTTAAAGCTACCATTAGGAAAATCAAAAAGAAAATTGGTCCACTTGGATTGGTTGTAATTGATTACATGCAGTTAATGAACTCAAATGTTGCAGTAAAAGCAAATAGGGAGCAGGAGATTAGTAATATCAGTAAAAGTTTAAAGGAGCTTGCAAAAGACGAGAATGTTCCCGTTTTGGCTTTGAGCCAATTATCAAGGGAGTTAGAGAAAAGGGCCAACAAAAGGCCAATTCTTTCTGACCTCCGCGAATCAGGTTCAATTGAGCAGGATGCAGATTCAGTTTTAATGCTGTATTCTCCGGCTAAGTATTACCATGATAAATTGAAGGACCCTGACTATAAGGACCAAGAAATGACACAGGAAGTCTATGAGGAAATTATGGAAACATGGATTATGAAGAATAGACATGGTGCCGCAGATATCGTAGTTATTGAATCTTTCAATAAAAAATTAGGTAGGTTCAAGCATTACAACCCAGATAAAGTTGAACAGCATGAGCTAACCCAAGCACAGGACACAACATGGCAGCAAGGACTTGACCTTTTTGCAAGTAAAGATGAACCATTTAATCCAGCACCATTCTAATGGAACAAGAAACATTATATATTGCAAGCATTAGCGGTGGCAAGGATTCATCTGCTCTATATCTTTTAATGATGGAGTACCACGGGAATAATTTTTTACCAGTATTTGCCGACACAGGGCACGAACACCCTGTTACTGTAAACTATGTTCGAAACATGCACCACATGACCGGAGGACCAAAAGTTGAAATGTGTAAGGCTGACTTTTCTAAAAAACTTGAAAAGAAAGGAATTGAACCCACAGGAAATGGCATGTTAGATTTATCGCTATGGAAAGGAAGGGCACCAAGTTCAAAAGCTCAGTTCTGTACTGAATGGTTAAAGCCGTGGCCTATCAAGCTATTTTTACACAACAACTATCCAAACCATAAATGGGTAATGCATACAGGAGTTAGAAGGGAAGAGTCAAAGCGTAGATCAACAAAAGAACCTTTTGATTGGAATGGATATTTTGATTGTCTTGACGTGAGGCCGTGGCTTTATGAAACCGAGAAGTACATGTTTAAAATGATGGAAGAAAAAGGACTGCCACCAAACCCATTATACGCACTAGGAAATAATAGGGTTGGCTGTTTTCCATGCATCCACAGTAACAAAAAGCAACTACAGGTTTTACCTGATTGGGCTTGGGATAGATTACAATACTATGAAGATACGTTAGGTAGAAGTTGGTTTTCCCCAGGAATATTACCAGGGAAGCCAGATAAGTATGTGCCAGTAGTATCTGAAATAAGGGAGTGGGCTAAAACAACCCACGGGGGAAGGAATTACGATTTATTTAAACAGGACACGGTAGAAGATGCCCCTTCGTGTTTTTCAACGTGGCATGAATGTGAGTAATTATGAAAAAACCATATAAACAACCAGCAAAAAAGCTCACCAAGCAAGAGTGGGCCAAGATTGACGAAGAGTATTCAGAGGATATGAATATTCAAATTGCAGCAAATAAAAAGGACCCAGACAATTGGGTGAATGTCACCTGCAAGGGTGTTGTTATTCCACTGACCAAGGAAGAAGAGGTTGCCTGGAATAAGTTGTCAAGGACCGACAAACGATCCATGGCTGACAGCATAAAGAAAAAAATTGATTCTGGGGCATTTGAATACATACAGTACGAAACAATAAAATTAATACGACCAACGCATGAAAGAGAAGATTAACACACTATCAAACCGAGTTTTGATAAAACCCGATTTGGTATCAGAGGTTCAGAATGGGATAATTTCTGGATTTGAGACAAATGATGAAGGGCAAATAGTTAGGAAGCCAAGGAAGCCGCATACAGGTGTTGTTCTTTCTGTGGGGCGTTTCGTGCCACAGATTAAGGAGGGCATGAAGTTAATATTCCCAACCGGAGGTGCAACTGTTTTGCAGGAGAACGGGGAAGAGGTATTGATGTATAGGGCTTGTGACATTTTTGCAATTTTGGATGGAAAAAATATAATACCATTAGCGTTATGATTTTAGATAGCATAGAAAATTTTAAACCAAAGTTCAACTGGATTTTAATAAAACCAGATTGGAACGGACAAGAAATAACCAGACCTTATGAGGTAACTGGTCCAGATGGCAAATTGTCAATTCAGATTGATACAAGCTATGAACCTGAGAAAAATGCATGTTGCACTGGAACTGTGGTGAAAATTCCAGAGGGTCAACCATATTTTAACCCCAGTGATCCTACAAAGTCAATGGAGTGGGTAACTGATTTTGAAGTCCAAGAAGGTGACAAAGTTATCTTTGGTTACTTTGCATTTACGGAGGCTTTCAGGGATGCTGACCCTAGATGGATAAAAGTTAATGGTGAAATTTACATTCTTGTATTTTACGGGTTGATGTATTTAGCTAGGAGAGGTGATGATGTGATAATGCTGAACGGCTATACTTTGATTGAGCCCGTGCAAGATGAAGTTGCCACAAAACTATTCCTTCCTTCTCACATTAAAAGGAGCACTAATAAGCAACGTGGAATAGTAAGGTACATGGGTTCATTAAATAGAGAGTATTCGAACCACAGGTACACCCCAGATGATGATAGTCTGCAGGTGGGTGATTTAGTCACCATGGATAGGTATTGCAATATTCCCCTAGAGTACAGCATGTGGAGTACATTTGATAAGAATAAAACCTACTTTCGAGTTCAGAGAACATTTATTAGCGGCATAATTAAACAATTTGAAGATGGTAAATAAAAAAAAGGAAGATATTTCCATAAAGGGTTTATGGGAATCATTTTTGCACATGAACGGGATTAAGTCAGGTACCATACCTGCTATTCAGGAGCATGAAATGCGAAAAACATTTTACATGGCCTGTGGCATGTTGCACACACAAATCAGGGATGAAATGTCAAAGTTTGAACCTGAGTTGGCAATATTTGTAATGGAAACCCAAATGGTTGATATTGCAGATTACTTGGGTGGCATTGCAGAAAGGGACCAGTCAAGTAAAGGATTAACTATTAGTAAACCAGAAATTATACATTAAAATCATACACAAAAAAGAGGACCTAATAAGTTCTCTTTTTTTTATCTTTGAATTTCAAAAGAGTATAAGCGCATGAATTATAGAGAATCAGATTATAGATTAATGCTTTTCAACGTAAGTGAGTTGCAAAAGTTTGATGATCCATTAGTTTTTTGGCCTGAACTTAGGAAGATTGATGAACTAAGGCTTGCAGAAACAGGGGTTAACTTGCCAAAGGATAAAGTATTGAGGTACATTTTCCTGTGCTATGATAGAGGTAGCCCCGTGGTGATACACAATAAGGACCTTATTAAAAGAAAGTACGAAGCTGCAATTCTATCTGGATTTGAGCTTGTAGATAAAAAGTTTGAGAAGCAGGTAGAGGATGTAATTAAATGCCAAGACCCACTTGTTAATGAAATGATATGTGCGGTTGTCCGGTTATTTGGGGATGACGATTTTGCCTACATTACCTCATTGAAGGATGCCCTTTATGCAATTTTGCCAAGTGTTCAGCTAGGTGAGATAAAGGATATTGATAAGGTACAGAAGCTCAAAAAAGAGATTGATACTGTTACTGAAAAAATACTTGTGCGCGACAATACCAACAATTTGTATCTTGACCTTTACAAATATATTGAGCGTGAGAAGCTAGGATTGAGGCCAGAGGATATGGCGTTAAAAAATAATAGGAACAGGTAATGATTGCGGAAGAAATAGTAGAGCGTTATCCAAAGGTCCCACTTGCTATTGCAAAGCAATACAAGGAACCAGAGACATACCTGTGGGTTAATACAGATGATCCAAACCTATTCCCAATAAGAATAGAATTACCCAAGCCACCAGAATACCATTTGATAGCTGGTTTTGGACTTCCTGCCAGGGCACAGAAATTTGAATACCAAGTTTACCCTGAAAGACTTAAAAAGCTAGAGCGCAGGTGTACTAACATTACTCAAATTTGGGATGTGTTGGATGCAGAGCGTGACGATTACAAAGAAGAGTTAGATTGGATATTTACTCAGTGGGATAGGAGAGCCAACGGGTATTGGTGTTTTATAAATGGTAGGCCAACATACATTGATGGTTGGCACTATACCTATGTTAATTTCTGGAAGTTCAAAAATAAAAAGCTGCCACAGTTTAGGAGTGCAAATAGGAAGTTCTTTTTATTCAACCGATTTTCCTATACCTGTTCACATGACTTTGCAAGCAGAGACGAATTTGGCCGACCAATACCAAACGAAGATGGGTATTATGACTTTATTGATTTAGGTTATCGCGTGTGCATGGGTACCACGTTCCCTAAAGGTAGAAGGGGTGGAGCCTCAAACATGAGCTTATGTATTGGTTACTGTGAGACCACAGTAATGGAGGGTGTAATTTCTGGTATCATATCAATGAACGGGGATAGTTCAGAAAAACACTTTAAGGATATCCTTGTGCCAGGTTGGATGGAAATGCCTTTCTTCTTTAAGCCTATGTATAATGGCAAAAATCCTCCGAGCTCAGAAATCTTTTGGGCTGCTCCGGCTAAAACTGGTGACGTTGTTAATATTGACATGGGCCTACAAACCCTATTCAATTATTCTCCCACAGCACAAGCTACCTTTTATGATGGTGACAAGGTTTTCTTTATGCTCTGTGACGAGGAAGGAAAGGCCACAGAGGTTGACGTATCAGATAGATGGCTAGTATTAAGGCAGTGCTTAGGCCAAGGTTCAGGTGCAATTATTGAAGGGTTCAGTGTGCATCCTTCCACAGTTGGAGAAATGAACAATAAAGGTGGAGCTGCATATTTCGAACTTTGTTCAGATTCCCATTTTGAAGATAGAAACGCGAATGGTCAGTCAAGGTCAGGTTTGTTTAATTTATTCATCCCTGCTTACGATGGACTTGAAGGATTTATTGATGAATTTGGAGAATCAATTATTGATACACCTACACCAGAGCAAGCAGCATTTATAAGAAGGAATGTTGGTGCCAGAGAATATCTATTAAAGAAAAGGCAAGCATATTTGGACAAAGGAACCCCAGCGGCACTTGAAAAGTATAGAGAAGAAGTAAGACTAAACCCTATTTGGTGGGCTGAGTGTTTTCGTACAGAGGGTGGCGATATCGGTTTCAATATGGAGATATTGGAAACAACCATGGATGAACTTCGCTACAAAAAAGACGTTTTTCAGCGTGGAAATTTACAATGGAAAGATAAGAAGGTAGATGGGGAAGTTGAATGGGAGTACGACCCAGAAGGTAAATTTGAAATGAGTAAGGTTTTCAATCCTGAATATTACAATCGTAAATATATGAAGGATGGAGAATGGTACCCACAGTTTCCCAAACGTGGTATTTGTTCAGCTGACCCTTTCAAGTTTATGAGTGAAGCCGAGTTCAAGCAACGCAAGGACAAAGCAAAAATGAGTAATGGTGGTGGAGCTGCGTTTTGGAATAGAGACCAAGAAATTGATCCTGATAACAAAGATATCAAGGAATGGCAAAGCTACAGGTTTGTTATGGCCTATAATTATAGGACCAGTGACCAGGATGAATATGCTGAGGATATGTTAATGATGGCAGTTTATTTGGGTTACATGATGTACCCAGAGGTAAATGTGGACTTAGTTTATAAACACTTTGTAAAGCGTGGTTACAGCGGTTTCTTGAAATATGACATTGACGAGCTCACGGGTAAGGTTAAAGATAAACCTGGTTTTACTTCCCTTACCGCAAGCAAGCAGAAATTGTTTAATAAGCTCCGTGACCATGTAGAATTACATGGCAGAAGGGAAAAGCATATTAGTATTTTGGATGAATGTCACAGTATAAAAGGAATTGAGCAAATGACAATGTATGACTTGTTCACGGCCTGTGGCGGTTGCTTAATGGGACTTGAAAGTACGTTTGATGAACTTATTGACGAATTAAACGATTCATCTGATATTGGAATATTTTTTCATGTGCAATAAAAAAAAATTTGGATATATTGTTTTTTATTAAATTTGCTTTATAAATCATTCTTATTATGGCAAGTACATTTTCTGAACTTCAAAATAAATATAAAGGCCAAGGCTTTTTTTTCCCTTCGGATGATATTGACCCAGAAAAGAAAGACATGGATTGGTGTAAGCAGTATGCTGAGGCTATCTATTCTGTTTACATGCGTGACCGAGCAGCCATAACAACTAGCGATAGGGCTATAATGGCTGTGCATAGATTGTATGGAGCAGGTAAGCAACCTGTGGACAAATACAAACCAATGCTAATGGGAACCAACAAAAAAAGTGATGGTCCAGGAATGGCTAATGGTGCTGACTTTCTTAGAAAGGGCCTTGTAAATATTAATTGGGAAATCCTTTCTGTTATCCCAAAGTTTAAGCATGTTGTACTTGGTTTGTTTGAAGAGATAGACCATACCATTACTGCTAACAGCATTGATGAATCAGCTGGAATAGATAGGGAAAAAGAAATTTACGATGCTTGGTTTGATAAGCGTTATGGCGAGGGGTTTCGTAAAATGATGGCAGAACTTGGAATAGAAAGTGACGAGCCACAGTACTTGCCAGATAGCTTAGAGGAAGCTCAGATATTCCACAGTATAGGAGGATTCAAAACTCAACAGGAAATAGGTTTAGAAGAGGCTATTGAAGCTACATTTACATTGGTAAGTGATTGGAAAACCTTAAAAAGAAAATTGATTGAAGATGCCCTAGATATAAATATCATTGCATGTAGGGATGAATACGACCCTGAAACTTGCAGGTTTGTTAGCAAGTACGTTGATCCAATAGGACTAGTAGCACAATACACAAGAGAGAATGATTTTAGGAACTCTAAATACTTTGGGCACTTTGAGGACTATAATGTTTCACAGTTAAGAATTTTAACTGGAATGTCAGAAACAGAACTAAGCGAACTAGCAATGAGCTATTGTGGTTATAATGGAAACCCTAACTTAGATACCTGGAACAACTTTAACCTTTACAATACCACAAATAATTCTTGGGGATATGACTCTTTCAAGATAAACGTATTTGCTTGCGAGTGGCAAACAGTTAATAAAAAGTACGATACTTACCGGACAAAAAATGGTTCTGAAATAGTACAGAAAGAAAAGTTTGGTAAGGTTTATAATAGCGAAAGCAGAAAGACCACAGTTACCGATGTTCGCTTAATGTATGCAGCTAAATGGATTGTAGGTTCAAAGGTTTGCTTTGAATATGGCCCATTGAATGACCAAGCTAGGCCGAACAAAAAAGACTGCAAAAGCTCATACCATATTTACAAGTACTTTGGTAAATCATTAGTTGAGACTATTGAGCCAAATGCGGATATGATCCAACTTGCAAATTTAAAGTTGCAAAACGGATTAGCAAAAGCTACACCTGCAGGTATTGCTGTGGAGTTCGGTTCGTTGAGTAATATGTCAATGGGAGGTAAGTTACTTTCTCCACTAGATATTTTAACTATCCAAACTCAAACAGGAACCTTGCTTTATAAAGCAACTACACATAAAGGAGTTGTGAATATGCCAGGAGGTTTACCGATTCAACCTATGGATGTGGGTGTTGGTAAGTTATTGCAAGATTGTATTTCCATTTTTGAGATACAGCTTAATTTCATTCGCCAGGCAATTGGTATTGATGAATACACTTCCATGTCAGGCAATGCTGGTCAGGGTACAGCCACAGAGGCAAAAATAGCTGTATCAGCAACAAACAATGTATTGAAGCCAATGTATGCTGGGGTGATTTATTTAAAGGAAAGCATGGCAACCAGCTTGGCAAATAGAATCTCAATAGCTGTATTAAACAACCCTATGTGCTACGATGCATACTTGGGAATACTTGGTAAATCAAAATTAGAAGCATTAAAAATTAGCGCAGAAAAGGGCCGTTTATATTATGGTACTAGGTTAGTGGCAAAACCCAATGACCAAGACAAAGAGCGTATTGCTCAATCTGCTCAGGCAGCTTTGTTAAGTGGTAAAAATGGTGTGCCACAGTTAACGTGGCCTGAATATTCAATGGTAATGCGCACATTGGAAACTGGTAATGTTAAGTATGCAGATGCTTTATTAAACTATAAGATTCGCAAGCGTGAGGCCATGGAAGAGAAATCAAGGGCCGATATGTTGAAAGCTCAGGGAGAAGATATAATGAGCCAAACACAAGCAAAGGTTCAGCTTGACAAAGAAATGGAAGCGTTTAAATCTGATCTTAAGATTAAGGAAATGGCATACGAGTACATGTTTAAAGAGGATGCTGAAAACACAGCTGAGGAAAGAGCATTTTTAAAAGAAATGGCAATGAAGGCCATGGACCACTCAAATGAGCAAGAAAAAAATACTCCACAAATAGGTGGTTAAAAAAAAATTTTGTTTTTAATGTAGAAATATAGATACATTTGTGTAAGAAATAAAAAACAGAGAGTTATGGTAGAATTTGGAGACGATATTGAAACATTGGTGAGTAAAAATCAAGCACCTGTAAATATAGGTAATGATAATCCACCAGCACCACCTGCTAATCCAGGAGGGGACCCACCACCAGTACCACCTGCTAACCCAGGCGGTGATCCACCACCAACGCCACCAGCACCAGCTGCAACTCCTACAGTTGGAGAAGTTCTTGGTGAAGAGTGGGCCGATGTTGAAAAAGCTAGAACCTTGCCAGCAAGGTTAAAAGAGTTAGAAGAAAAGGCAAGCAGAACTGTGTTACCAACCTATGCGGATGAAGACACAGCAATGTATGACCAATTTGTAAGAAGCACAAAGATTAAAGACTTTGGCTTATTTAATAAGATTAAGAGTTTTGACGAGTCTGCTACAGATTCAATTGAAACCTTAATCATGAAAAAAATAATTGACAACCCCAAATTGATGGGTTTTGAAAGTAAGATTCGCGAGGACCTTACAAAACAATATCGAGATGATGATAGATTGGAAGATGAAGTTGACCTTAAGTATAACAGAATAAAGTTAGACGAGGATGCAGCCACAGCCAAACAATCTATAAGTTCTTTGAAAGAGAGTATTTCAAAATTTGATCCTAAAGCGCAAGAGGAAACCAGAAACCTTGCTGCAGCCCAACTAAAAGAGGCATGGCAACCAGCATTACAAGGAATAGACCAATCCTTTAAGCAGGTTACAGCCGAAATTACTATTGGTGAAGGAGACAAGGCTCAGAATTTTAATGTTGCGATTGATGTACCAGCCGAAGTTAAGCCACAGATTATGGCAGAACTTGACACATTTATTCAATCATACAACATTCCAAACAATGAGCAAGGTCAAGCCGCAGTAAAGGAGTTTATGGAAAATCGAGCCTTATTACTAAACAAAAAAGCTGTTTTTGCAAGCATTTGGGGACAAGCAGTGGCGGCAGCTACTAAGGCCATTAATAATGGCATACACAACCCAACAACAGGTTTGCCATCATCAGCAGGAAGCGAAGCACTTACAGGAAATTCACATGTAGATTCCTCAAAGGCAGCATTTGCTGACTAATAGTATTGTATAGAGTTTTTAGAGAGTAGTTGTAGAGTATGTTTTTTATGTATTTTTTTTATTATCAACAATCTAAAGACTTATTACAATGTCTAATGCAACCACACCAGTTACCTCCATTTACTATAATGACATAGTATCTGGATTTGATCTCCATAAACCGGAGTTCCTAAGTTCACTTTATCGTCGTTATGGCGACCAAGGAGTGAACATGTTACAAACATTAAGAGCCATGGGCTTCGAAATGAATGTATCTCAACAAGATTATTCACATTTTGAAGAGAATTGGATTACCGATTCCTTCGTAAACAAAACAGCGTTTTCAGCTGGTGCCGCAGGTGCCGATGTAAACATGACCTTAGATGCTAGTTCACTTGATGCTAGTAACCGCTTTTATGTTCGTAAGTTCGATATTATCTTGTTCCCGAATGAGGTAACAGCTTACGTTGCAGCTATTGACGTATCAACTCCTTCTGCTCCTGTGCTTACATTACGACCACAAGATGTATTAGATGCAATCCCTGCTACCTCCGCTGGTGCAACATTAATTATCACTGGTAATATGTTCTCGGAAGGTTCTGGACAACCTAATGGCCGTTTTTCAGGTGCCTACAAATACACAAACAACACTCACATTGTTAAGGAAACTATCAGTGCAACTGGTACTGAATTAACAAATGAGAGCTGGGTAAAAGTTGTGGATGGTAAAGGTATTGAGGGTTGGTTTAACAAGGCTTACCAGATTGACTTGGATTACAGAATGTCAAAAAACATGTCTGGTGTATTTATGTTCTCAAAGAAAACTACTAATACAGCTGCAGTTGACCCTGCTACTGGTTACGCTATCAGAACCACAGAAGGTTTCTTCCCTTACTTAAGACGTTTGGGTAATGTTTATCCTTACACTCCTGGTTCTTTCTCAGTTAGTGATTTTGATGAATTTGACCGTATTTTAGCTGCTAACTATGCAGGTAACTATGTAATGGCTTACTTAGCTCAAAACCTACATATAGAGGTTGAAAATAAGTTAGTTGATTTCAACAAGTTTACTGGCATTGATTACACCCGTAAGGTTGTAAACGCAGATTTATTCGGTAACGATGAATCATTAGCAGTTTCAGTTAACTTCTCATTATTTACTAAAGCAACCCGTACTTATTTGTTCAAGCGTTTCAGCGAATTGAATGATCCTAAGTCTTATGGTGCCACAGGTTATCCAATGAAAAACTTTGGTATCTTGTTCCCATTAGATAAAAATAGAAAAGATAAAGCCGGTAACAAAGTAGGTAATATCGGTATTCGCTTTAAAGCAATGGGTTCTTACAGCCGTAAGATGGAAACATTCGAATTAGGTTCAGCAAACGTGGCTATCAAAACCACAGACGTTGATACCAAGAATGTGTATCAACGTACAGACATGGGAGCACATTTTATGGGTGGAAACCAAATGATATTGATTACGCCATAGTCAAAAGGAGGGACTGCTTAGGTGGTCCCTCCTTAATTTTTTAGAGTAACACAGATTAAAAAAAAGAGTATATGTTGTTTAAAAACGATGTTAGATTTGAACTTAGTAAATCAGAGATTGAAGAGTTTATTCAAGAGTTTGAACTTAAAAAGTTCCCAGTAAGGTTTAAATATGTTCCACAGTTATATACTGAAACAAAGGACAATGAGAAGCCTGACAGACCAAGGAGTGTAAATATTCCGTGGCTTGAAACAGTAAGTGATGAAGGTGGTATTAACGCTTTCAGGTATGCTGAATCAGTAAACCCAGGAGGCATAAACCAACCTCCAGTGTATTATCCTCACAGAGAAATGGTACATGAAGTGTTGGTTGTAAATAGGCATGAAATTGAAAAGATTTGGTTTTTGTTGAAATATAGTAAACATGTTCGTGGTGGCAAAAATGCTGCTCAATCATTAAATACATATTTAATAGTTGAAAACAAAAGAGCAGAGGCCAAAATCAAAATTGATGCTGACAAAGAGATTAGTAATCTTAAGACTTTGTTGTATGACGAAAACAAACTTAAAGATGATGAAGTTACTGATCTTGCGAAAGCATTGTATATGGATGGAGCAGATGATTTATCGCGTGAAGAAATTGTTGTTTCAATTCTTAGCGCAATTAATTTAGCTCAAAATAAAGCAGAGTATTGTAAAAATGTAAGAATGTTAATTTCCCATGAAACTGTCAGGTCAACCGACAATGTGTTGATTCAAGATGCCACAGATTATGGAGTAATAATGTTTATTAAAGGCAAAGGAATATTCTTTAAAGATGATAAAGGCCAACCAGACGAAATGATTTGTAAGGTTAAGTCTGGTGGAGATTGGAAAGAAGGATTATCAGATTACCTTGTTAAAAACGTGAAAACAAAAGAGTTGTTAGTTAGAGAGGTTGAAGCTAAGAAAATAGCCGCAACGGCATCTAACTAACATAATAGTTATTTGAATTACTTAAAAAAGCCTACCATCATAAGTGGATGGCTTTTTTTTTAAAATAAAAAATAAAATGACAGCAATTACCGCACTAGCAAAACCAACATTTGTTGTTGGGCTAAACAATGTAAAAACCCTTAACTACAAAGACAATACTAATTGGGCTGTAATATCCAATAATGAGTATATTTATTTACAGGCGTTAAGTGCAATTTTAAAAATTTCAGGTCCTAATGGGGCGTTTTTTATTAAGGCTGGTTATCCTACAAATAGTTTTTCAAATCCAGATATTAATTTATTAGTATCAACTACAAAAATAGGTATTGCACCCATTCCAGTTGATATTGAAAATAAAATATTAAATGGTCAGTATTCAATGTATGTTAAATATCAAGCCAATTTTGGTGATATTGTAGCTGTAAATACTGGTACCAAGAAGTTTACGTTAACTCCAAGCGGTGACTATGCAGATTTTATTCAAAACCTAAAAGACACCACAGGAACTATTTTTAAGGTTGTAGGTGGTGCAAATGCTGGTACTTATACCATAGCCAGCGTTACTAATGGAATTTCAGGAACAGAGGTTATTGTAAATGAAACAATACCAAGTGCAGTAGTAGCAGGAGTTTTTTATGCTCAAACAGCAGAACAGGCTAATAGCATTAATTTTTGCTATACCATACCAACTCCAATAGTTGAAATTACTTCAAATTGCTTTCAAAGTAGATTGATTTGTAAAGATGCCACAGATTATGGTTCTGCAGGTGTTGTGATTGTTTCGCGCGAAAATAGAGTAAAATACCCATTAACAATGGAAACTCCTGTGGCAGACGTTGTGAGTACAAGTATTAATGTTAATCAGCAATTAACTATAAATCCAATATATACACATACTTGGGCAGGAGTTATAACTACTAATTTCACAGTTGATAAAACAACTTATGGCCTTGACATATATATAAAAGGATTGCAAGAGCATACTGTGAATTGTGATATTAGATTATGTGCTGCTTTTACTTGCATTAAAAGTTTAGTTGATCAGTATAATGCTTACTTGGGCACAAACCCCACAGCGGCAAATAAACTTCAAAACACATTATTTAAGGTACAAGATGCATATATGCTATATAGTATAGCTGTGGAGTGTGGTAATGATGAAGAGGCTTGTAGGCAAGTTGATATCATTGTGGACCTAATAGGTTCCACTGGTTGCGACTGTGGTTGCACAGGAAGTGACGATTCTGGTTTTGCTCAACTTGTATTAGCTGTAGGAAGCGCAGAAGGAGGCTCAATGCCTTTAAATTATCTTGAAGAGGACAATATCACTGTTAATTCTAACGCAAAAGTTCCAAGTAACAAAGCTGTTATTAATTATGTAGCACAAGAATTGGAAGGGTATATTCCTGTTTATGTAGATAATGTTGCATCTGGTTCAGGTGTTATAAATGAGTTATCTGGAAAAATAAGTTTAAATGCAACAAACGCACCAGTTTTACCTAGTGAAATTGGATTATTTACTTTCAGCAACAATAAAATTGAGGCAAATGATTATGTTGATATACAAATAAAGGATCAATCAGGAATAGGAAGTTCTTATTATTCTTTACTAGACGTTAAGGCTAAATCTGGTGGAGTTGATTTTAGGTGTATTTTAAATGGCGTTTCTCCTGTTGATAATGCTATTGAAATTCAATTCATAGTTTGTAAAGGTTCATAATCATGAATGTTCAAGAAATATTAAACTATGTTAATTTCAGATTGAATAAGGAACAGTCTGGTAGGTCTATGACCGAGGACCAGTATAATCTTATTTTGCAGGTAATTAATATAGAATACATGAAATGGAAGTATGGTTTGCCAGAGGAATACCAACCAGGCAGTCCAATTCCAAGACAGTTTTGGGAAGCAACCCAAAAGATAACTGACGATATGCGTTGGGCCAAAGTAAAGATGGGAGGTCAAGAAGGAGGACAAATGGTGATTGATGTTAATGGCATTGCACAGATTCCAAGCGATTACCTTCACTATTCATCAATATGGTTTAACTACCTTAAGAATAATAAGGAGTGTGGAAATCCTCCAAGCAAAAAAGTTTATTCAGTTGAAGTGTTATTTGATGCTCAGGTTGGTGATAGAATTACCCATCCAGTAAAAGGGCCTACATTGAAATATCCTTTTTGCTGTTTCTATAATAGCTACATTGAGTTTTGGCCAAAGGAATTAGGGGCAGTTGAGTTTACTTACATTAGGGTTCCTAGAACTCCCGTGTATGCTTATACTGTGGTTAATGATGAACCTGTTTATAATGCCGCAGGTTCAGTTCAATTAGAATGGCCTGTGGATTGTCATGCAGATATTGCTAATTTAATTGTAAATTTAGCAAGTGAAAACTTGCGTGACCAATTTATGAACCAAGTTTCCGAACAACGTAAAGAAAGGGGAATCTAATGAACAAAGAACAATTTGTAAAAATTATACAGACCCAGCTTGCTAATGGAAACGTAACTTCTGCATTATTGGGTAAATACCATCCTGCCGAAATTGAAAAGTTTATTGAAATGGCTTACAATGATGTTGTAGGTAAGGCTTATAGTCAGTCTCAAAGGTATTCTGACTTCTCACAGCTTGACAACCATATAAAGGCTTATAAAAAGGTTCCCGTACATTACGAACAAGACCTTTGTGAATATTACTCTGAGTTACCTGCTCCAATTATTCAGATACCGGATAACCAGTCAATCAGATTAATTAGTCCTATGCTTGACCAAGGCTATGCATTTGTATTTGAAGATAACTCTTCCACAGCTGTATTTAATGAGCTTGAAGTAAATGCACTTGACAGTTCAGCTGCTTATCAGGTTGAAGGTTCACAGATTAGATATAAGTCAGGAATGACCGATGATATGGCTAAGGCTGGAATGTTGATGAAGCTAGTGGTTCAGTTTGGAGCATTAGAAGATGAAGATACAGTTTATATGCCATCAGGGATGTCAACATTGATCACCAGTACTGTGGTTGAATTTTTAACCCAAAGGAAGTCTGGACCAGAACAAACTAATAATGATTCAACCTCTAAAATGGCATAACAATGAACAGCGTTGACGAAAACAAACTAGGTAATGGGCGCACAATCAGGTATTGTGTAATGCGTGTATTGAATGACCTTAGAGATTATTCAATGCGCGACTATAAGTATTTAGCGCAGCTTGTTATTAATGGTTGGGGGGATATGAACATTTACCATACCGAATCGGTAAGGGTTAAATATTTAACACCAAATGAAGCTCATATTGTAAATTTTCCAAATGATTATGTTCGATATACTAAAATTGGTATCAATGTAAATGGTACTATTTGGACCCTTACGCTAAACAGAAGTATGGTTTTGCCACAGGGCCAAGAATGTGGTATTGATGTAAATGATACTGAAAATGGATTGAAATTTATTTCATCTATAAATAATTCAGTGGGAGGTTTCTATTTTGTGGACCACTGGAAGCGTGGTCAATATGTTGGTGGTCTTTATGGTGTTGGTGGTGGTGTAAACACTGCTTACTATAATATTGACGAAGCCAACAGGCAAATAGTGCTTAGTAATAAATTACCAAGGAATGAACTAATCGTTGAATACATTTCAAATGGACTTAGTGAAAACACTGTTATTCCTTACCAGGCAGTAAAAGTAGTTGTGAACTATGTTCATTGGCAAAGGATTGAATTTGACCCACGGGTACCAATGTCAGAAAAGCAACGTAAAAAAGATTTGTACGAAGAATCTGTAATGGAATATCGTGACCTTCAATTAATGTTCACCATGAATGAGTTTTTGGATTCACTATATTCTTCTTATATTCAAGCACCAAAAAGATAATAGGCCATGTCAGAAGAATTTAAGCAAGAAATATTTTTATCTGGGGGAATGAACTCAGTTAGTGATCCAAGACTTTTACCTGATGGAGATTATTTAACCGGTACAAGAAATGTAAGAATTGGTGTTACTTCCAATAATACCCTTGGTAGTGTTCAATCATTCGAAGGGAATGTTGAACTTGATGAAGTATCAAGTTTACTAACTGCTTCTGGTACCTTTAAATGTGTTGGTCAAATAGCCGATATCAGGAATAAAGCCACAGTAATGTTTATTTGGAACAGCTTATCTGGCATATTTTACAGAAACCTTCCTACAGCTGTTACAAGCAATAGCTTACAGGTAATCACCGAAGGTTGGACTGTTAATATTTGGCAAAACCATAGGGTAAGGATTGTATCTGGAACAGGTGCAAACCAAGTAAGGGATATTTCAAGTAATAACAATACTATTTTAAATTTAACTGAGGCATGGAATGTTTTGCCTGATACAAGCTCACAATTTGTAATTGAGCGTATAGGGCACCAAATTATCCGGTATTATTATGATTTAGGTTTAGCAGAAAGATTATGTTATGAACCTTGCTTAAACTTTAATAAGCACAGCAAAATACATAGTGTTGATATTGTTAACGACCTATTATATTGGGTTCAGGATGATGAGCCACAGAAAAAATTAAATATGAATAAAGGGGCAACCCTTAAAGATTCATACAAGTTTAGAATTTACATTGGACCAGACAACCCAGGATTATCAACAAGCTATACTATAAATATTAAAGGAGCTTTTGGAGGGGCACACCCAACAATAGGGCCTATAATTATCAATTATCCACATAACACAGGAGACACACTGCGAGAGGTTTTAAAAGCTATCACAGATGGTTTAAATGCAAATGCTGATTTTGATGCAAATACATTCACTGCGACATATTTAAACGATTGTGTTGAAGTTGAGTGTTTAAATTTTTCTCCAAAAGTAGTTGGTGGAAATTGGGATGTTGTAACCTCTGCAAACTTTGGTGATATCTGGTGGGTTGGTATAAACTTTTATACTTACATTAACGAGGAAACTCTTGATGTATTAAAGTGGCCTTCTTGGGTAGAGCCACAGGTAAACATGGCTTTTGATCCTAATTTCTTATACAACTATTTAAGAGGTACGCGATTTCAGGTAGCTGTTAGGTACATATATGATGATGGTGAAAATTCAAAGTATAGTCCATTTTCTGTTATGGCTTTGGATAATGAAATTGTAGGAAGTAACCTAACAGATACCAATAAAAATTACATTCAAATTGACTATTCAGATAATGGTAGGATGCAATCAAAAAGAAATATTTTGGTTGGTATTGAAATAGCCGTAAGGGATGCAAACGAATCTACTTTTAAAAGAATTGCAAATTTAAGCGCAAGTCAGTTAACTGGAATTTTTAATTTTTACAATGATTCTGCTTACTCCACAGTTCCAACATTTGATATTTTAGAGGGGCAAGACTTTATCCCAAGAAGCTCAAAATCTCAAGACGTACTTATAAACAGGCTTAATTACTCAAATAATTTAGAAGGATTTGACAACACACCTATTGATGTAAAGCTATCAACTGAATATACAGGCGGAGAAACAGGACCAGCAACATTTGATATTAATGGTAAAATAAATATTCGTAATTATTATACAAATGCATTAGTTTCAATTTCTGGAAATGTTTTTGGTTCTTTTGAAATACCGCAAGGTGGTTTTACTGTTTTTTTAGCAGGAACATCATTTCACGCAGTAACAGTTCAATCAGGAACCGACCAAAACTTTTCAATTAAAGGGGTACCTAATGGTAGATATTTTTTAAGGGTTGCAAGTCATTTGTGTAAAAATGGTGACGTTACTTGGGGAGATATATACGATACTAGCAATCCTGCAAATATCAGGTGGCAAGATACTAGCACATTTGTTAGAAGTGCATTTAGGTATAAAGAAGTTTTTGTCAATGGAGCTGATGTTACTTTGGGAAGTGCAATTGAAATTGATTCTTTACCTGTTAGTTCTTTAACTTGGGTTTTAGGAACGCCACAGTTAGCTCATATTTACGGATATGTGTATGATGGCCAAAATCCGTATGTAGGTTATCCAGTGGCAGGGGACAATATTAGAAATGGCTTGGCAATGGAAAATGCTAAAATAGATTGGAGTTATTACAAAACGTATTCTGCATTTACCCCTGCTTCTGTTATAGCTGTCAATCCTACTTTAAAACAAATAGAAGTAAATAATCCAGGATTACTTAATGTAGGCGAAGTAATTTTTATAAAAATTTCAGGAGTTATACCTGATGGAATAGCTGTAAAAATAATTACAAAAGTTGGTAATATATTAACATTAGATATAGCAGTATCTGCAGGATATATTGGGGCTAACATATATTTGACTCAATTATACACTCAAGCTGTAGTTGCAGACGAGAGAGGATTTTTTTATGCTGGTATAGACGATAATCCTGCAAATACTAATGTTGTTAGGTGGGAATCTACAAAAGCATGGTATAATTATGCGGATATAAAACAAATTGGTGAAACATATTATATAGGTAATTTAAGCCCAGAAAAACCAATATTAGTAGCTTCAACAGGGTATAATACAATGGTGCCTCAATCTGCCACAGCACAAGCAGATAACATGCTGTTTATGCCAAACTACAACAATGATATTACTAGAGATTATAGAACTACATTATCTGTATCAGTAAAGGATAATAAAAACAATCCAATTGAAAACATACTTGTTTCTTTTAGTGCATCTGCTAGGCAAGTTATAACAGATTCACTAGGGGTTGCAAAAATAATAGTTTACGGTTTTTATGATACTGTGTCACCTGTTGAAAGGCCAGGAAAAATAATTCTTGGCAATCCAAGTCCTTTTAATATTGTCACATTTACTAGCGATTCTCATGTAATTGGAATAGGTGACTTAACATTTCCACCATACAACACAAGTAATTCATTTGATTATTTATTTACAGGTGTTGAATCTAGCAGAATCCTATCCTACCTTAAGCATGGTGCTAAATATAAATACGGCATTGTTTATTATGATCGTGGAAATAGGAGAGGGTATGTAAATAACTCTCAATTCTCTGAGGTAGCCATTCCTTTTTGGACACCAAACGAGGCGTTTAGATTTTTACCTTTGGTTAGCTGGGAAATTAACCACAGACCACCAGTTTGGGCAACACATTATTCGTGGGTTAGAACTAGAAATTTATCCTACAACAATTATTTACAGATTCCTATTCAAGCTGCGGAATATGTTAAGGAAATTAAGCAAGATGGTACAGTTACAACAACAAATTATGCCGCTGGTGATGCTTTATATATTGACATTAATATTAAAACCTTAGATGCTTATAAAAATCAGTATCAAAAAAGTATTTTAGCTTATGCTTTCAGTGAAGGTGATAGGTTAAGGCTAATCAAAGATGAAGCAGGTGATTACTATGATCAGTATATTGATTTTGAAATTGTATCTTATGATACCACTACTTTTAAAGTAAGGGTAAAAAACATATTTACGGCACCAGAAGTTAAAATGGATGCTACCACCAAAGCTGGTCCAGTAATAGAGCTGTATTCTCCAATAAAATTGTCTCAGGAAAGTTTGTTTTTTGAAGTATGTGAAACCTATGAAATAGGAAACCCATATACTGTGACAAGGTTTCATGCAGGGCCAAACGCTAACCAAACCTCAGATTTATCCACCCCTGCCACCGGACAGTTCCAAAGTGGAGACACTTATATTGTAAGCAGAACTATAAACATATATCCTGCTCCTACAACACCTTTCCCTCAAACCAGGTATTATGAATCTGCTTACCTATCAGATTTTATAGCAGATAGTGATGATATTAACATTGGAAGGCCAAACATAGTTAACCTACAAGCTAAGGAACAGTGGCTTGAAACTGGAATAAGACACAGTAATCCAATATTGAAAAACACGTTAACCAACGGATTATCAACATGGGATAGTGAATCACAATTAATGTTAAACGAGTCCTATGGTCCTGTTTGTAGGATAGTAGGTATAGGTGGAGTTATACTTAAGTGCTACCAAACATTTAAAAGAACTAGCATTTATATTGGCAGGGTTATAGCTCAGTCTGCAGATGGAGGTACAGGAACCATGACCACAATAAGTGGGTATTATGGCACAGTGAACCCAAGCGAAGAGGACTATGGCTGCCAGCACCCTGAAAGTGTTGTAGCATCAGGAAACAGTATTTGGTTTTTTGATGTAATTAATTCATGTATAGTAAGGGACTCTGTAAATGGGATGGAATCTATTTCAGACAAAAAAATGTATTCTTATTTCAGTGACAAAGCTGCATTAGCTTATACACTTGGAACAAGAGCCAAAGTATATGCAACTTTTGATACATTTTATGATGAATTGTATTTCAGCTTTATTGATGAAAACAACTACCCTAACCTAGCATTTAATGATACTATAATTTATTTGGAAAAGGATAATGAGTTTAAAGAGCAGCTTGATTTATACGCTATTGATGGCGCAAATAGGATTTATCCTGATATGTTAGGCTCCCGTGGGCAGGTATTAGTTTCATGGATCAATGGTGCAATGTGGAGGCATAATGTAGATAGTGCAATACCGGCTAACTTTTATGGAACCCAGCATAAGCCACAGGTTAAAATTGCTTGTAACTTAGGGACACCAGAAGCCGTTAAGGCATTTACTGACGTAACAATAAACGCAAATAAAGTATGGTTTGCTCCCAATGATACAGATATTACAGTTCCACCAACTGCGCTATATCCAACAGGAATGAAGAGCCGTTTGCTTATAAACAAATTTAAACTTAAAGAAGGTGTATTCTATTCAGAGTTCATGTGTGACCTATTTACACCAAATGTGCTTAACCCTATATTAAATGGTAGGAAGCTAAGGGGACAGTGTATTATAATCAGACTTGAAAGCAAAATAGAGTACCCAAATACAGAGAGTGTACTAATGAGTATTATAGTGAAAGGAACCCCAAGCCCCAAAACGATATGAAACCAAGCAGGATAAATTACGAAAATCAGGTAGCAGACTTTAGGCAAAATTATCTTTTAGATCATCAGCTTAAGGAATTGCTATACAAGTATGAAACCCAAGATTGGATTTTTTTCATTGAGTTCTCCGGAGGCATACAAGGTTCCACAGATGCAAATATTAAGGCTTACACTTGGGATGAAACCAGTGGAAAACTTATTATGAAAGCAACTGGAAAAGCGAGTTATGGAGAATTAACGATAGTTGCATAAATTTTTTGCTACTTTTGTTTTGTTTTGTGTAGATTTGTTTTTACTTTAACTCTTAGTTTTATGAGCGCAGCATCCTCTTTTTTAAACCAAGCAGCAATGGCATCAGCTATTCCAGCTGCAATAAACACTGGATTTGGTATATACCAAACTATCCGTGGCTCAAAAATGTTAAAAGATTTGAAAAACCCCAACATGGAAGTTCCTGCAGGGGCAATTGGAGCAGAAAACGTAGCTAAAAATTTGGCTATGCAAACCATGTTACCTGGTCAAAGTTTAATGGAGAATAAAATAGACAACTTAGTTTCAAACTCTATTTTAGATGCTAAAAAAGTAAGTGATAATCCTAATGATGCCTTGGATGCAGTTTTTAAATCATACGGCATGGGCATGGAGAAAACTAATGACTTGGGTATTGCATCAGCTAATTTCCAAACAAACAACCAAATGAACTTGCAGGGCCAAGAGAATACCATGGCACAGTGGCAAAATAGAGTTTGGGAGAATAACGAATTGAATCCTTATTTAAGGAAAGCCAATACAGCTAGTGCATTACTAGGCTCAGGCATACAGAATATTAGCGGTGGTTTGAATAAAGCGAGTGATATTGGCGCAAACTTGTTTACGGGCAAGTATTACGCTTCATTGTTAGACAAACCAATTGGGTAATCATGGCAGAACAATTAGATGCATTAGGACAAGTAGCATTAGGCCGAGAAGGTTCGGGCCTTGCACAAGTATTAGGCAGCGGTAATTTTAACCCTGCTATGTTTGCTGCTATACCAAAGCAAGCGTATGAAGCAGACGTTGCTAGAAAAGCAAAAGCCTTTGAGGCAGGTGTAAAGGATATTGCTGATTTAAAACCAGAAGGTTTAAATGAAGATATTATTAAAACAGTGGTTCCTGCTATTAATGCTACTAAAAAATGTTTTCTGATTATTGGGCTAAAGGTGTTGATCCTACAAACCCAAAAAACGTGGATGCTTATTTAGCTTTTCAAAAGCAAAAAGCAGAAACACAAGGTCTATTAGAAGCTGCAAAGCAAAAGAAAGAGCTTTATGGTAAGGCATACGATATTCATACTAATAACCCTGATGATAGTAAGTTTGATAGGTTAGAGTCTGAAAAAAGGTTAGCACAATACTATGGTACTTCATTGTCAGATATTGAAGGGTTAAAGAAAATTCAGAACGAAGGAATTTTGGCCCCAGCATTTGATTTTGAGAAATACAAATTGGACCTATTTAAAGACGTAAAATATTTGCCAGCTGAAATAACTAACCCTGTTGATATTGGCGGTGGTAGAATGAAGGGCGAAAAGACAGAGCGAATTAATACTGAAGAAATACAAAATAGAACTTCCAAAGTATTACAGAACCCTACCAGTTTTAAAGAGCGTAGGTTTAATGAGGAACTTGATAGGCTTGTAAATTCCGCACAACCATTATTCGACCCTGCAAAAAAAGAAATAGTAGGATTTACCACAGGTAATCCTTCATACGATGCATCTATTGCACAAGCAAGGTCAAAGCCTGGTTTCGATAAACTTTCACCAAAAGAACAGTTTGCTGAAATGAAAAAAGGTATTGCTATTGGTATTGGTAAAGAAATGTACCCTGACCAATATGATGCAAATTTCCATTACCCTTCAAAAACAAATATCAATGTTAATGTAGGTGGCGATAAGAATACTGGTGACTTGATTCCAACCTTTATTTCAAACAGAACTAAGGAAGTTGACAACGACATTAAGAGCAATCCAGCCAAATATACTGTGCCACAGCAATGGGAAATGTTAGCTAAGGCCACAGGTGGAAGAATTTTAACCAAGGGAGGAAATGGCCAAGGCCCTATAAATGGTATTAGCTTACCTAATGCAGTAAATTTAGGACAGGTGTTTATGACAGCTAGTAAGAACCAAACACTTTCACTTGATCAAAATGGTAATTATATTCCAACAAAAGGTGCTGGTACTATTCCTGGTGAAATAGTTAGAACTCTTATTGTTTACAAAGACAAAAACGGGGTTACAACAACACCAAATGACCCTAATGGTACAAAGTATTTCCAAATAGAAATGAAGCCAATTAAGGCTACCACAGATGCAGAAATTGACAAGAAAATGAGTCAGTTTGTTTTATCTGACCCAAATGCAGCTTCAATTACGAAAGAAGCATTTAAGGCCATGTTAAAGAACTCCGCAGATATAAATGGTAATTTTAAAGTTGAGTATGTGGCTGATGATCCTGTGGGACAAGCAATAGTTTCTGAGGTAGCTTATGGAAGTAATGTGGTATCTAATACCCAATTCAATAAAGCTAAGGGCTCAAATGACCAAAAGCCACAGCCAAAAACAGGTTCTAAAATAGTTATTGATGGTTTATTTAAGACAAATTAGTGATGCCAGAAGAAAAAGACAAAATTAAATTGATGTACGATGCCATGAGTTCAAGTATTGAGCTTGGCACTCCACAGCAATTCGAAGAGGTATTAAAAGACAGAACCAAAAGGAATTTGTTTTATCAAACTGCCAGCCAAAAATTTGAGCTAGGTGGTGAGAATGATTTTAATAACCTTGTAGATTCAGAACTTAAAAAAAAAAAGTCTCCCTGGTACAGAATCAAAAGATTCTTCGCCAAAGGTGGGACCATTACAATCAGGATTACGTTCACATCAGGTTAATCTTTGGCCACAGTTAGACAGACCTGCTCCTGATGCACCTAAAAAGCCTCTTACTTCAATCCCGTGGGATGAATTAGACGTTATCAATGAGGAAAAGGGAGAAGCTCCAAAGTTTACTCCACTGCCAATGGGCACCTTTGACCCTGAGAAATTCAAGGTAAAGGTTCAGGAAGGTCAACCCGATGCTATTGATCCTAATGCTGGACTTGGTGAGAAAATCAACAAAGACGTTGAGAAAACCACCAATATAATGAATACTTACAAATCTGCCATTGGCAATTTGGAAAGTAAAATCAATAAAGATATTTCTTCCCGTGATGTGTTAGCTAAGGAACTCAAAGACCTCAAAGCAGGTTTTGAGGAAATAGGCCAACCCAAAACAAAAGAGGAAGCCATGGCCCTACAGGGCATGTATGAAGAGTTTAATAAAAAAGTTGGTGAGTTAGAAGCTATACAGCAAGATGCTGAAAAGAAGTATGCCACATACCAAACCATTTCGAAAGGATATGAAAGGCGTGTAAAAGAGCTTGACCCATTAATGCGTACCCTTGACCCAAAGGAAAGTGAATACTTACCATATTGGGATAAAGTGGGAGCTCCAATGTTAGGGGCCTTTTTGCAATCATTACCAAACCAAATTATCAGAACGGCTGGAATGGCCTCTGGTGGGATAAACAATCCACAAGGTTGGGTTGAAGGTATTAATAAAGCCAATAAAATAATAGAAGCCACAGGGCTAAGTAGGCTTGATGATGCTGCAAAAGAAGAGTTACTAAGGTCAGAAAAGAACGCGATGAAGCTAAGAATAAGGGAGGGCACAGACCTTGAAACCTTATTCAAAGGAGACATGGAAAGCATTAAGGGAAATGCTGGAAAGATTATTGACCTTGCTTTCAAACAAGCTGTGGCCTCTGCTCCAATTACTGTGGCTGCATTAGGTGCAACTGCCTTTGGTGGTGTTGGTGCCGGTGCGGCTCTTACCTTTTTTGGTTCTGCAGGTGCAAAGTATGCAGGTTTAAAAGACCGCACAGATATGAGCGAAGTAGATAAAATGCTTAGTTCAACTGGTGAAGGCATGTTGGAAACTGCATTTGAGTTTCTTCCTGACGTATTTAATGCTAAAATCGTTCTCAACTCCATTAAGGGAATGGGTAAGAAACAAGCCGCAGCACAAGTTAAGAAATCACTTACAGATTCTTTCTTTGATGCTTATGGTAAGTTTTTTCCTATCACAGCTCCAATAGGTGAAGGAGTTGGTGAAGTGTTTACAGGTGTTGGTCAAAGATATACCGACACTATTTTTGATCCACAGTATAGCAACCTTAGCGAAGCCGAAAAGAACAAGTATATTTTTGGCGAAAACTATTCCAAAGTTAAAAGTGAATTTTCATCAGGAGCAGCTGGGGCAACTTTCTTTACTGCCCCACAGATGGTAGCTGAAACTATAAAAGGAATCCGTGACCCAAAAGCGAGGGTAAAGGTTCAGGAGTTTTTTGCTAAGAAGCAAGCTGTTGAAAAGGATATCAAAGAAGGTAATTTAACTGGCACAGCTGCGGAAGTAGCCGCAGAGGAATTAAACAATATTAATGGTCAGATATCCGATATCGTTAAGAAAAATACCGAAGAGGGAGAATCTATCACCATTGACCAGAAAGGTGCCGCAGAAGAGCTAAATGAACAAATTGATGCTATTGATAATAACATTCTTTTAAACCCAAATATTAGCCCTGAAACTGTGGCTGCATTAGAAGCCAAAAAGAAGGACCTTGAAAAGCAAGTAAAAGAAATCACCAAGCCTACAGCTCTATTAACTGAAATGGAGGCTTTAAAAATTGAAGAGCAAAATGGAGAAACCAAACCAGAACATAAACAACCCACAGAAGCTAACGGACAAAAGCCTGAGAACACAGGAAGCGATAAAGCAGCTGGAAAAAAAGATAGCGGAAATCAAGGAGCGAATGAAAGGCCAGAAGTAGGCGGTTCAGGATTGGTTATGAATAGGCCAATAGAGGATAAGATTATAGAGTTAAGGGCGCAAGAACAATTAGAAAAGGATGCTACAGACCCTAATGACCAAGAAAAGTTAGATGAAATTTACAATAGGTATGATAAGCTCATTACTCCTTTGTTGCCTAAGAAAGAAGCACCTGCACCAAAACAAGAAGCACCTGCCGTAGAAGCATTAAAAGATGTAGAGAGTACGGTTAAAGCAATAAGTAAATTAGATGAAGTTGTTATAGATGATTTGAAGTCTAAAAATACTCTTGATAACTATGATATAACAGAAGTAGAAATACCTGATGATATTGAATCGGAAATGTTTTGGCATGAAAAATTAATAGAAAAAGCATTAAAAGATGTTGGAGTAAAATTTTCAAAACAAGGCTCAAAAAGTAGTGGTAGCACTTATTATACTTTGAAACTTAGCGATGGAGAATCGTTTAAGTTAAGATTGGCAGACCATAAGCAGAAGTATGATGCTGATGGTAATGTACAATACGGAGAAGATACTACACCACAGGAATTGTTAGAAATGTTAAGAGATGAATTGCCTGATGGTAAAATAGTAAAAAATACTTCTATTGCAGAGGAGTATCATAAGCAAAAATCTTATAAAAATATTACTAATACTGAATTAGTAAAAGCAGTAGAATCCCTACTATCTAAAGAACAAGCACCCACCCAAGAAACAAAGGATAAGCCACAGCAATTTGGCCTTGAATTAGTAAAGGAAAATCAGGCAATTGCAGCCAAAGGCATAGAAGGTAAGTTGTTCACTGACCAAGAATCAAAAGAATACCAAGAGCTAATTGAATCCAAATACAATGATACTCCTAAGTTTGGTCAAGAAAGTGAAGATATCAGGCAGAACATGTGGAACTATGACAATCCATTAGCTGAAAAAGACGTCAATGGTGTAAATGTTAGAATTGCTGAGGGCTTAATCGAAGGTGAACCATATTCAGGTAATAGGAGAAAAACCTATTTATTATATGCTGATGGCAAGGTTGTGGGCAAATTTTACTCAAAACAAGATGCCAAAGACGTTGTAAAAATAATTGAAAGTAATTTAGTAAAACAAATAGGACAAGATGAAACCGACACCACAGGAGAAAGCAGAAGTACAGAAACTATTATCGCAGAAAGCGAAGCTATTGAAGCAGAAGCAGCGGATCATAAACCAGGACAAAGCTCAAAATCAATCCTCCAAAAACTAGAGGACCAGATAAACAGCATTAATGCCAAGGTAGTAAAGCTCACAGAGACTTGGGATGAAGACCAGTTGCCAATGGATGAACAAGCAGGCAGACAAGCAAGCAAGGCAGCTAAGAAAGAAGTTCGCAAGTATGCTGGTGAGGTTGCTAAATTACTTGGATGGACAGCTAGTAAAATAAATGATAATATTGCCCCTGCAGGTGGTGATGTTTCTTTTGATTTACAAATACCTGGTACTCCACTTGAAATGTATGTTGCTTTAAAATATGACCCTGATTACAATGGTAGGTATGAAAATTATAGATTAACCGAATTTTTTTACCGAGTTGAAAATCCTACATTAAAGGGTAGAGACAAATACGTTGGTGGTAACCAATGGTTAAAAGTACATGGAAGAGCTGAATTTTATCAAAAATCCATAACTAGCATCCCAACTCCAAAAGAGTTTGCATTGATATTGGCAAAGGAAGCGGCACCATATATTGAGAAGTTAGCTAAACAGGATCCAGAAAATACTAACATGGCACAGGCCCAAGAGGCAATAAGGAATATTGTTGATGCTGTTGGCTTACCAAAGGACAATGTTATTGTTACAGGGGTTAAGCCAACCCAAACTGATAAGGTAAAAGAAGTATTGGCTAGTTCAGACGAGGGTAAAAGCATAAAGGAAATAGCAGAAGCCACAGGAATAGTTGAGCCAAACATAAGAAGGATATTAGGTGTAGGAACCAAGGCTGGAAAGTTCGAAAGAATTGGCTCAGGTGTTTACACCTTGAAGGGAGAGGATGGCAAGGAAGCTGCATACATTGAAGCAGGTGAAGCAAAAGAAACACTAGCTAGGTTTGCAGAAGAGGGACGTAAGTTTGACATGGTATTCCTTGACCCTGCATATTTCAGCCGTGCCTTAATCGGTGGAAACCGTGGCATAAAAGAATATTCATTCATCATGCCTCCTGATTTTGAAGAGGTAATGAATAGTATTTCCAAGATGGTTGGTAAAGACAACCATGTGTATGTTATGTTATCCGGTGCTGATACGGCACAGAAAGACATGGTAAAATATGTTGATGGTGTTGTTAATGCTGGATTCAAGTTAATTGGAGAAGGTGGCTACCAGAAAACATTTAAGGATGGTTCTCCCGTGACAAATGTTAGGGGTGAGGTTGCGAAGCCTGAAAGATTAATGTTGTTTACCAAGTCTGGTAATGCTAGAGCAGGTGAAATTCCCGTTAACCTTAATTTCAGGTTCATAAGACCAAGCGTTAAGACTAGCTACCAAACAGAAAAGCCAAAAGAATTGTTAAGAGCTTTGATCCAACAGTCAACTTTTGAAGGTGAATCTATTTTGGACCCATTTGCAGGTTCAGGCGTTACAGGTGAACAAGCTGTGGAAACTGGCCGCAAACCAACACTGGTAGAAAAGAATCCTGATGTTGTAGATAATATTATTGTGCCACGGGTTGAAGGTGCCATAAAAAAGGAACTAAGCAAAGTTGACCAAGAGATAGCAGACGAGTTGGAAGCATTGCGCAAGATGATGAACAACCTTGGTTCAGGTGTTAATCCTGAGCATTTGGCACAGGCCGTTAAGATTACGGGCCTATTCATCAAGAAGGGCGTGTTGAAGTTTGCTGATATTATGCAGCAAGCCACAGAGCTTATGGGTGCTGGAATCCGTGACATATTTCCTGCTATGAAGCAAGGATATTTGGCCTACATGGGAACAGCTGAGGACATTGAAGGAATGTCTGAAATTAAGGAAGTAAGAAATTTCGATATTGAATTAATAATTAATAAAGCAGAAAATGAGCAAGACAATTCAACCTTACCAAACGGAGATGGGAGAAATCCATCTGAACTGGATGCTGGAATACCAGCCACAGGAGTTATTGAAGAAGTACAAGGAGGGAACTTTGAAGGAGTATTTAAACCAAATGGTCAACCAAGCGGAGAAAGTGATGGAGCAGATGGAAAAGGAGGGAAGGTTAGAGGTGGAAGGACAAGAGATAGTAAATCAGACAATCCTAGCAACGCCACAGGAGGAAACAGCGGAACCACTACCGGAAAAGGTAGTAAAGGAAATAATGGATCACTTAGAAATGTAAACAATTTCAGGATATCAGAAAGTGATGTAATAGTTCAAAAAGGAGAAATGGACCGAATTAAATCCAACATTTCTGCCATTAGATTAGCAAAAGCAATTACAGCCGAAAACAGACTAGCAACTGAATCTGAAAAGAAAGTGTTAGCTAAGTTTGTTGGATGGGGAGGATTGGCCACAGTGCTAGACGAATCTAAGTTTGGTAAGTACTACGAACAAGCATGGAATGATAAGTATGGTAAACTGCATGAAGAAATAAAGCAGATACTTACCCCAGAAGAGTTTAATGATGCTGTTAACTCAACTATAAATGCTCACTACACTGATAAAAGTGTTATTGAAGCTATGTGGTCATTAGCTGAAAAGTTTGGATTTAAAGGTGGAAATATCATGGAGCCAGGGGCAGGTATAGGTCACTTCATTGGCTTAATGCCACAGAATATTTCTGATAACTCACTTGTAACAGCGTATGAGCTTGATAGCTTAACTGGTTTAATTCTGTCAAAACTTTATCCTGATGCTGCAACGAGGATTACCGGATATGAAAATTCTGTGGAAGCAAACAATTCACAGGACTTAATTATTGCAAATGTTCCTTTTGGTAGAACAGCACCATACGATAAGAATAATCAGGACCTTTCTAAATTCAATTTGCATAATTATTTTATTGCAAAAGGAATTAGGCAGTTAAAACCAGGAGGAATAGGAATGTTTATTACTTCCTCTTCATCTATGGATAATGCTGGTAATGGTATTAAGTTTCGTGAGTGGACACAGAATGAAGGTAACTCAGACTTTATAGGAGCTATCAGGTTGCCAAATAATGCATTTGATAAAAATGCAGGTACCCAAGTTACCACAGATATTATGATTTATCGCAAACGTGCCACAGCTCAGGCAAGCGAATTAAATCAGCCGTACAGATATGTATTGCCTTTACGCGAAGCTAAAAACAGCGAAGGCAAACCGACCACAATTGATATAAATGAATACTATATCAACAATCCTGAAATGATGCTAGGTGAAATGTTCCTTGCCTCAGAATCTGGAAAAGGTGGTTTGTATAATGCAGATGCACAAACATTGATGGCACCTGCAGGACAAAAAACTATTGAGTTGTTAAATGAAAGGATCAAACTTTTCCCTGAAAATATTTTTGGAGCAGAAGCCTCAACAGTTCAGCAAGAAACTATTGCATCTTCTTTAGAAGATAAGGATGGAACAATAATAGAAAAAGATAATGCACTATACTATGTTGAAAACGGGAAATTGGATACTCCAACATGGACTTACCAAGATTACAAAGGAATAAACCCTGAAACTGGTGGTGGCAAAACGTATAAAAAAGGTGAGGTTGCTAAAAACTACTTAGAAATTAAAGCCGCAGTTCGCGAATTGATTAATTTAGAACAACAAAAAAATGTTGATGAAGATTTAATTGAAGAAAAAAGAACTTTACTAAACGCTAAATATGACAAGTTTGTAAATAGGTTTGGTGAATTTTCTAGGAACAGAAAGATTGAATTTTTGGAAGATGATTCTGAGCACACAGCCGTATTTGCACTAGAAGATGTTAAGAAAAATGTGTCTTTTGATATAAATGGAAATGTGACAAGAACATTTACTATTGAAAAAAGCCCTATTTTCTTTAAGAGGGTTAATTTCCCAGTAGAAGAGCCAGCTAGTGCTGAAAACATTAGTGATGCTGTAAATATTAGTATTAGTTATAGGAATAGAATAGACATACCTTTTATAAGCAATTTAGTTGGGCTTACCGAAAATGAAGTAAAGTCTGAATTGCTTTCAACTGGTGAGGCGTTTGAGAATCCAGATACAGGACTTTTGGAAGATAGAAACGAGTATTTATCAGGATTTGTTAGGACTAAACTTAAACAAGCTATTGCGGCCTCAGAAACCAATCCAGAGTATCAAGATAATGTAAAAGCATTAGAAGAGGTTGTACCAAAAGATATGCCAGCTCAATTGATTGAATTTAAATTAGGCTCAACTTGGTTGCCCCCACATTTTATTAAAGACTTTATAAAAGAAACTGTAGGTGTAAGCACTGTTATAGAATATAGTAAAATTTCTGGAAGATGGAATTTAAATGGTTCATCTAATACATCAGACCCAAGAAACCAGGTTACATTCGCAACCAAAGACTTTTCAGCTGTTGAGTTAATTATGAAAGCATTAAACTTAACACAGCCAGAAGTTTCTTACACAGTTAAAAACCCAGATGGATCAAAGTCCACAGTAAAAGACATTGAAAAAACAATGGAAGCTCAAGCTAAAATGCAAGAGCTTGTAGATATGTTTTACAATTACTTAAAGTCTGATAAAGAAAAAATGAAGGAGGTTGAAGTAATTTTCAATGATATTTATAGAGATTTTATTGAAAAGAAATACACTTTACCTAGTTTTCAGTATTATCCTGGTGCATCCAGAGACATCAAGTTGAATGTTCACCAAAGAAAAGGCGTTGTAAGAGCCACTAGGGATAGCGTGTTGCTTGCTCATGAGGTTGGAACAGGTAAGACATTTACAATTATTACCACTGCTATGGAGTGGAGAAGACTAGGCATTGCTAAAAAGCCAATGATAGTTGTTCAAAATGCCACTTTAGAGCAGTTTGCCAGAGACTTTAAGAAGCTATACCCATCAGCTAATATACTTTATCCAACTAAAAAAGAAATGGAAGCTAAGTATAGGCAAACACTTTTTAACAAAATTGCTTATGGCGATTGGGATTCAGTAATTATACCACAGTCATTTCTTGATTTTATACCTGATGATGAAGCTAGAGAAAGGGCGTATCTTCAAGAACAAATCGATGAAGTGGAAGAAGCTCTTAATGATGCTATAGATTCTCAAGATAGAGGTGCTATGTCTGAATTAAAGAGAATTGCCAAGTCTTTGGATGAAAAGATGGAAGAAATAGGCAAACCAAAAAGGAAGGTAAAGGATAAAGCCAAAGCTAACCTATCAGCAACAAAAACATTTTTGCGCCAAGCAGATAGAAGAAAAGATGATGTATTGAATTTTGAGCAAATGGGTATTGATGCCTTAGTTGTGGATGAAGCTCACAATTATAAAAAGCTAGGTTTTGTATCTAAAATGAGCCGTATAAAAGGTATTGACGTTGGAAGATCAAAACGTGCCTTTGGTTTATTTATGAAAGTAAGGTGGATTCAAGAAAAAAATAATGGCCGTAACATTGTATTTGCCACAGGCACACCTATAACAAATACAATGGCTGAAGCGTGGACCATGATGAAGTTTGTGGCTCCAGAGATTATTGAAAAGTATAACATAAGGACATTTGACGAGTTCGCTAGTACATTTGGAGTTGTTGAACCTTCATTAGAGTTTGGTCCTACTGGAAAGTTTAAAGTAGTTGAGAGGTTTAAATCATATATGAACGCCCCTGAATTGCTAACAGCATTTAGAAGTAAGACCGATGTGGTTTTAACAGAGGATATCCCAGAGTTTAAAGAAAGCAATTCTATTCCAAAGTTAAAAATACAACCTGATGGTAAAGCTGGTTATACTACAATATACCTTGACCAAACAGACTAATTGAAATCAACAATGGGTGTTTTAAAAAAAACACTTGAAGATTGGGAAAAGCTAACCGGAAAAGAAAAAAGAAAACTGAGCTATTTGCCTTTGTTGATTTTTAATAGGGCAAAGCAAGCTGCAATTGATTTAAGATTAATTGACCCTGCCGCAGCTGATGATCCAGGTTCAAAAACAAATGCTGTTGTAAAAGAAGTTAAGCGTATTTATGATGCTACAAGCGATTATAAAGGAACTCAACTTGTTTTTTCTGATATGTACCAAAGTCCAGAGGCTAAGGAAAAGTTCTTAGATGAAGATGGAACTATACCTAATCCAGCATACGGACTACCAAGATTTAATCTTTATAATGAAATTAAAGATAAATTAGTAAAATTAGGTATTCCAGAAAATGAAATAGCTGTAGTAAACGATTATGAGGGAGACAAAAAGACCTATATTTTTGACCAAGTTAAAGCTGGTAATATTAGGGTTTTACTAGGAAGTACTGAGCGTATGGGTGTTGGGGTGAATGTTCAAGATAAACTTGCTGCATTGCACCATATTGATGCTCCACCTAGACCTATGGACTTTGCACAAAGAAATGGCCGTATATTAAGGCAGGGTAACTCTCATGCTGAAATGGGTAAACCTGTGGAAATTTTAACCTATGGAGTTAAAAAAACATTAGATGCCACAGCTTACCAAAGACTTCAATTCAAGCAAAAATTCATTAACCAAATGATGAAAGCCGAGGGAGTTGATAGAATTATGGCAGATGAAGCAGACGAGGACAATCCATCTGATATGGCTTTCTCTCAAATGATGTCAACACTATCTGGTTCACAATATGCTATTTTGCACACTCAAAGAATGTATGAGCTTCGTAAGTTAAGAACAGCCAAGTCTAACTATGAAAGAAGATTGGTTGAATTAAACGACACCATAAAAAATAGCGAAAAAATCATTGATAGCTTAGAAATACAGAAAGCTAATTATGTTCCTTTCATAGAAGAAATAAACAAGTATTTTCCAGAAGGTAAAGTAACTAGCGTAACTGTAAACGAAGTTACTGTTTCAGAAAATATGGGTGATGCTGTTGAATCTGTAGTTGATAAGATAAAAACCAAACTTAAAGTTTCTCCTTCAGGAACAAATGTTGAAGATCAAATTGAAGTAAATGGTAGGCCATTGGTAATATATGGAACATTATATGTGGCTATGAATGGTATTCCAACTGCATATATTAAATATACCATGGGTGGTGAAAACACCAGCTCTCAGTTTTCTGGGGAAGTTAATTCTGGTGTAGGTTTAATGATGTCAATAGGAAGCAAAGTTAAAGCAGCCACAGACAAAGAGCGAGTAAAAGAAGAGGTAGAATCATTTGATAGAAGAATTACTAGGGCAAAAGATACAATCACAGCTTCGCAAGAATTGTTAGTAAAACCATTTGAAAAAGCGGATGAATTAGTTAGAAAAGAAGCTGAGGTAATAGACCTAGAGGAAAAAATGAAAAATGAATCCTCAGAAGAAGAAACTACTGGCGGTGGTGAAGTAAAAGAAGAAGAGGTGCCACAGCCAAAAGGACTAGCTGACCGAGGCATAAGCGCATTGGAGCGCATGAAGATTAACACCAATAATAATATGTTTGGTATGCTTCCTCCATTTGCTCTTGCAATACCTATATGGAATACCACAGTGAGCTTAATGCAAGATGCTATTCGCGCTGGTAAACTAGCTTATGATGTTATTAATACCGGATTAGAATATATCCGCAACCAAGGGGTTGCATTTCCTTACGAGGCTGAGTTTACTGAATACTTTCAGTCAATACTTATTGGCCCTCCTAATGGAGACCCATACACCACAGAGGATATTGAAAACGAAAAACAAGCTGTGGCAGCACAGTTAAAGGACAAGTACACCGACATTGAAAAAACCATATTTGGAACAGCCACAAGCAAAGATTCTGATATGGAAGATATGCAGACCATGACATCTGGCATGCTTGGACTTATTAACAGGGCACAGGATGCAACCTTGGTTAATGCTAAAAACTACATGGGAGATAAATTGGCTAACCTTTACGCAAAGAAAGCTATTAGTGATAAGAAGCTAGTTCGAAACATTGCAGGTTCGTTGAATGGGGTGTTTGCCAACCTAAGTAAAACTGTGGACCAGCAAATTAGGGGTGAGGCTTACGCAGGAGATATCCAAAGGGCTATTTCAGATGCAAACCAAATTAGCAAGTGGTTGAGAGCTGCAATTGGAAACAGCGCAGAAAGTCTCCACAGAATAGACCAAGTTTTAGACCCTGAGTTCTATAATAAATTGAGCTTGGAAAGATTTAAGTCTTATTTGAAGGATGAAATAGGCGAAGAGGATTACAATGCCATCCCAGAAGAGCAATTTCCTGATTGGTACGCACAATACTTATTAGATATTGGCTACAATGAAGGGTACAAACCTGTGACATTGGATGAACTTACACCTGCAGAACTTGAAGTTTACACAGTGCTTAGGAATATCAATAACTATTTGCATGACCTGAATTTCTTGAATGGCAAGGTTACATACTCAACCTACATGAAAAATAAAGGTAAGTATGTTGCTAGGTTGTATTCGAAGTTTGAATTGCCACAGGATGCAAATGATATGATCACCAACCAGAATAGGGAGCATACTAATATGTTCCTTAAGAGGGGTGAGATTACAGAGTGGAAAGTATCAAACAGATTAAGTGACCCAATTTACGCAACTACCAAAAGATTGTATCAGTCATTAATGAATAACGCTATCTATGAGTATTCAGATTATGTAATGAAGCAACCAGGTCAGGTGAGTAAAATTGAAATGCCTGGTTATAAATTAATGGGTAGGGGTTATGGAAAACTTAGCGGTAAGTACCTTCGTAATGATATTGCACAGGATTTCTTAGATTTCTTTTACGCGAATGAGCAATTGAACAGAGCTTATGATTTCTTGAAAAAGTTTGACAGATGGACACCAAGGCAGTTCTATAAAAAGTTATTCACAGTTTGGAATCCTGGTGTGCATTTAGGAAACATAACGAGCAACTATGTGTTTGCATATCTTTCAGGCATTAACGCTGGTAGATTAAGTGCTAATGTGCCAAAGGCTTTAAGTGAGATTAATAATTATGGTCCTATGTATAGGTACCTAATTTCAAAGGGAGTTATTAAATCTTCATTGAGCAAAACCGACCTTGTAAATTCAATCACTACTCTTGATAAATTAACCGCTGATGCTGTGGAGTCACAGAGCGTTTGGAGTAAAATGGCAGAGATTCCAGGTGAGGTTTATGCTGGTGTGGATGATATTTTCAAGATTGCAGCTTACATTAGTTTGATTGAAGAGGGAATGGAACCAAAAATGGCCACAGATAGAGTTATGGAGGGATTTCAGAACTATAAACGTGTTGGAAAAACTTATGACTTTGCAAGTAAAATACCATTGATAGGAAAGCCTTTCGGCAAGTTTGCAGGTGACTTATTGCGCATATCTAAAAATGCAGTAATGACCAGACCACTACAAACAGCTACATTTATTGCAACTCTTCATTTCATTGCTTACATGGCTAGTAAAATGTCGGGTGAGGATGATATGGACAGAAGGATAAGAGCAAGCAGACCTGGTTTCCCTAAAATCCCAATGCCTGATTTTATGGGAGGTGATGTTGAGCTTGGTTATAAAATTGGAAACAATGAGCTTAACGTGGCAAGGCTTATCACTCCTTTGTTTATTTACTCAGGAGTTGATGATGGGGATGCTTACGATGCTTGGCAAAAGTTCAGTCCTCTTCCTTTGCAGGTTGATAATTGGACCAACCATCCTTCTGGCACAGGTACAGTTAACATTGCTAAAAACTTTGGTTCTGATCCTGTATTGTCTCCGATTCTCCAACTGTGGCTTAATGCTGACTTTAGAGGGGTGCCTATTTTTGACCCAGCTGAAAACAAATATGAGAAAAGCACATTGACCGATGATGAAAAATTATTTAATGCTCTTGGTTTTTTAGCTAGGTCTTATGGTGGTGCTGGATATTCTTTTCTTGATGATTTAGTTGCAGCCTCACAAGGCAAAGAAGATTACTATGGTAGGGAGAAAACCTCTGGTCAGGTAGTTCTTAGACTATTGGGCGTTAAGGTTGAGAAATTTCCAGATACCAAGTATGGTAAAATAATGCAGTCAAAATTAAAGTCATATAATTATCAGTCTGCCGATAACATAAAGGTTTTCAACAATATTCGCGAGCTTTATGCACTAGGTAAAATTGACTTAGAGACCTATAAAAAGCGCATGGTTCCAGTAATGGAAGAAGCAGTTAAGATAGAAAAGAATAAGAAAATTGATTTTGGTGAAAAATAATTTGCAAATTAAATCCAAAATAATATATAAATTTGTAAGAGAGTATTATAGAGTATATGAAGAGTAGTTTAATTTTAAATCAAAATTTAATCTTTATAATATCATGGCAACAAGTATCGCTTATTTGTATGTTCTTGCTAAAAATGACCGCAAGTTCTACGCTGCTCCTGCAGCACAATCTTCATTAGCTGGAACTTTACCGGCTACTAATGCTTATCAAATTTTCAACATGAAACGTATCGTTGCTTATAAGGCAAGTGGTTCAAACTGCTTGATTACTTATAAAAACGAAGCTGCTGCTGTTGATCAATATTTGGTAAATGAATCATACGCCACAGTTAAAGGACTTGCTGCTATTGCAGCTGTTGAATTTGCTGAGGTATCTGTGACAAATATTAATGGTGTGGAATTAGCTACCGCACAAACTCAAACTATCAGTTCTGAGGAAATTATTTCAGCTGTTTCTACTGCTCTTACCGCAACATCAAGAGGTGCTGGCGCAGGAACATTAAATTCTACCACTGACTTTTTAAGTTTTGGTGCTGCGGCTCCTGCAGTTGGTACCAGATTTAGAATTACCGCTGGAACCCTTACAGGAAATGGCTTAACTGCCAACACTGACTATTGGGTACAAGCTGTATCTAGAAATGACTTTAAGGCTGCAGCTACTTTAGGTGGTGCTGCTATTGACCTTACAGGTACTAATAGAAGTAACCTTACTTTTGCTGTTTACTTAGATGGTTCTACCATTACAATTCAACAACAAGATGGTTTTGTACCACAGAAAATAAAAGTTACTGTGCCTCTTGGCGTATTAGCTACTGCATTAAACGCATAATTTTTAGGAGCCCATAGTAAACTGTGGGCTCCTATTTTTTCATTATTAAAACTAAGTGTTATGTCATTTCAAGCTGAAAGTTATATCCAATCAACACCAAATTACAATATTATTGTTGGTAAATTCTGTTACCCTTTGCCTTTTGCACCAGGAGGAACTATTTCACGGGTTGCTAGTAGGCCAAAACCGTTAATTGTTGGTACCGATGTATCAATTACAGTAGATGGTGTTGATTTTAATATAACATCATTAACTGGTGATCACTTTCTTAATTTTGGTGTTAATCCTGGTGATGTAATTGTATTTAACACACCACAAGTTAGTGGGCAATATGCTGTATCATCGGTAACTTCTGCCACAGTAATAAAAGTTAATGGTCCTGCAGTAGCAATTACAAGTGGAACAATATACTTTCAATCCAAGCCACAGCCAATAGAAGGTGGAAATGGAGCTAATTTTAATAAAGCAAAAAGAGGTGATTATTTAGTGGTAATGAGCGATTCATTAACACCAACAGTACAAGTAGCAAAAATATCTGAGGTAACAGATGCAACACATTTAACAGTTATAGGTGGTTTTGTTGGTGATATAGACGATTTACCATTTATGATATGTCGCAATCAATTATTGGGAGTATCAATAAATTGTGTTGGAGGTGGAGTTGTAATGGGCCAAAATGTTGATGCAGGAGATGTTTTAACATTTTATCAAGATTCTGGGCTAGAACCTGTTTACGGAGATAGCGGAACAAGCGAATTTAAAATTTTAATTCAAAAATAATGTTTGGCTTTAATAGCAATAACAGACAATTTGGATGGTATGTCAATGTAAGTTCTGGCAAGCCTAAATGCATAATTGCACCTAGAATTAGCGGTCCCACTAGTTTAAATAGTACGCTATTTTGCAATACAGGCACTTGGATAGGCGACCCAAATGAGTTTGTTTTCACCTATCAATGGAACCGAAATGGTGTTCCTATTGTAGGGGCAACAAACAACACTTATGTAACTGTGCTAGCAGATAGCTTGGCAAATATAACATGTACGGTTACTGCAAGTAATTGTCATGTATATATGTTAGACTTCAGCAAACCAAAAAATTCAGGATATTATACTTTCTTTACTTAAAAAAATACAACAAAATGGGAAATAATGTACAATTAAAAGATGCGAATAGCGTAACTTTTACAACCAAAACCACAGAAACAACAGGGGTACATACACCTCACTATAACGTAGATGCTTTACCTGTTGCATTTAATGCAGGAGCTTCTAGTGCAACTACTCAAAGAACAGTTTCAGCATCAGACGACCCAGGAGTAGTTCAGCTACAAAATATAAGCACAGATTTAGGCGCACCTGATGATGCAGCAGCTTCAAGTGATACAGGTATTTTTGGTATCATTGCTTTCATTAAAAGAGCGATGCAAAATTGGACATCATTGCTTAATAGAATACCAACTTTGGGTAATAAAACTGCTGCTAATAGCCTTGCAATTACACTATCGGTTGAAACTGCAAGTGGTACTATTACAACACAAAACTTAGTACCTAATGGAGCAGCAACTGCTGGAAGTGCAGTTGAAATTACACTGTTTGGTATGAGCACTCTAGCCATTCAGGTTACAGGAACTTACACAGGTGCGCTCAGTATTCAAGTTACCAACGATGATGTTCGTTGGGAAACTATTACTGCTGCATCAATGTTAAATGCAATAACAGGTGTACCAATTGCTACAATTCCATCAGCAGCTATTGGAGTATTTCAAATTGATTTAAGTGGTTTTCTCAAAGCAAGGATAACAGGACTTGCAGCAATGACTGGTACTGCAACTATAACATTAAGAGCAGTTAGTGGAACAGCACTTGTAACTATTGACAATCCATTGCCAACAGGAGCTAATACAATTGGCGGTGTAAACGTTATAACAGGCCAAACTGCTCATAGTTCAGCGGTTACAGGTAATCCTGTTAGAGTTGGTGGTAAGGTTGTACCAACCACAATAGCTACACAGGATGCTACATTAATTGCAGGCGATGCTGCGGATGCACCTATTTCTACAGGTGGGCAATCAATTGTAAAACAAAATGCAACTGCGGAATTGGATTTCAATTTTAACTTTTCTTGTTTGGCATCAGTAGTTACAGTTCAACAACTAATACCTGCAAGCGGAACTGCATCAATAAGAAACTATTTAGCTAATTTGAAATTAGCAACAGATACGCTTGGTGCAGGTGGAGTAGCTTGGATATTAGATGGTGCTTTAACTGTTTCGTCAATAGCAACAGGAACAGGCTTATGCACTACATCGCCAGCGCACGATTTAAAGATTGGTGATTCAATAGTGTTTACTGCCTTAACAGGAGGCACAGGGGTATCAGCTAACACAGTGTATTATGTTACTTCGGTAGGCTCTACAACTACTTTTAACTTTGCATTAACTATTGGAGGTGCAAATGTAGTGCCTTCGGCAGCAGCAACAGCAGGAACTTGTTATAGAATTTTGTATCAGCAACATTTCAGAACAACAGGAGTAGCGTCACCAACAGTGATATATTTTCCTCAACCATTGAGAAGTAATGGTAACGCAGCGATGAGCTTGCTCATTCCTGTGTCAATGACAAGCGGAACTATCTATATTTCATCATCAGGTTATAGAGGGTTCTAATTATGAGTTGCACGACAAGCGCAATAAGCAATACCTTGACGATGCTTAATTATTCATTAGGCACACAAATGGCACAAGCACATTACAATAGAGTAATTGCTGATGGTGGAGTTGTGCCTGCTGGTGTTATATCTTTGGCAGCAGCTATTGATTTACTTGCTTTAGCTAAAAATGTTCGCACAAGCACAGAGTTTAATAATGCTATTCTTGTATTCTTAGACCCTCATTACACTGGTTATAAAATAGGAACAGGCAGTGGATTAACTTTAGGGCAAGCAGCAGAAAAAGTTTATGCTTTAAATCCAATCGCAGATTCTATAAAAACAGATTCAACAAAACAACCGTTATTATTAACATTTAACAATAGAAATTATTACAATGCAATATCAGATGCAGGTAATAATAGATGCGATACACCTGCTGTTTCTGCAAACGATTTAACTGGTGACTTTGAAATAATTTCTGAAACACAAGTTTATTTTGCTAGTAATTATACTATTTGTAGTAAAGCAGGCCCAACAGTAAATGTAAATTTCTTGGTACAAATTTTACTTGGAGGAACTGTTACTTTATACGTAACTGTTAATGGCAATACCTTAATACAATATGATTCAACTGCTACATTAGCTAGTGTAGGTTACAGTTCTGGAGATACAATAAAACTTAAAATTACAAGAAATCAAAGTACTGGTGAGATTAAATTTTTTCATGGTAATTCTTACACGCAATTAGGCGCAACTGTTTCTGGAACTACAAGTCCATTATACAGTTCATCTGCAAATTTAATAATAGGAAACTATGGTAATGTTGGTGGATCTTACATTGGGAAAATGTACTATGTTTCTATATCTAAAACAATTGGCGGAGCTCCAACACAAATATTTAATCCTGAAAACTATAATCCATCTGTAAATCAAAATAAATTTACATCATCAACTGGTGAAGTTTGGTCGATTGTTTCAAATCCAAATGATTCTGATACAGGTTATCATAACAGTATGGTAACAAGAACAAGCATACAAGGAGATGGTGTTGATGATTTTTTACAAGCAACTGGATTAAGTTCAAAACAATATTTAAGCACTTATATAGCGGTTAAAAAGTTTGCACTAGCAAGTTCAAGCAGTCCAATATTTTTGTCATACGGAAGTGCTGCCAATTTAGATGCTCATTCAGTTCTACAAAACACTACTAACAAGTATGCTATTAAAAATGGCACAGTATTAGATACTTTAAAAAATACAACTGATTTAGTTGTAGTTACTTCTAATTTTAACAATACAAATTCAAGCAACCTTGTTAATGATATGGACAAGATTGCAGGTAGTAGCGGAACTCTTACTGGTGATTCTGTAACATTGTTTGGTAAAAGAGATGGATCAAGCCAATGTTCAAGCGGTATTATTAATACAGTTGTAATTAGTCGTGATGTTGACACTGTGACCGAGAATACTTTGATGTATAATGCTATTCGTACAATGAATGGTAATGCTGTGCCTATTCAGACAGCATTAGAAGTGTTTAAATTAAACCCTAATGAAATATGGGTTAGAAGTAATTTTAACAATTCTAAAGACTTAGCTCAATTACTTTACGCACAAGACACTTCACTTTTATTTTATGTAAATGGAGGTTCTGCTTTTGGTTCAGTAAACGTGATAGATAGAACTGCTCCAAACAATTCTATGAATAATTTGAATTTTGGAGAAAAAATAGCTGAACCTACAGATGACAGAGCGCCATCTAATTATAATGGTACTTACATTGCTGCTAATCATGGTTGCGATAAAGGTAGGATATGCACAGTTGTAGGGCATGGTAAAACAACACAAGATATTGGAAGTCAATATTCAAATGGAAATAGTTACTATATCATAGGTATTCAAGATGCTAACAATTTAATAATGCTTGGTGAAAACATAGGTACTATTGATTTGTGGGATTTTAGAACTGCAACAACAGGGCCTTATACTTATTTATCTGGAGGTGTAAATACTAGCAATTTTACTGTTACCGCTATTTCTCAGCTTCAAGTTATACCTGCAACAAAAAACATAAGCGTATCTTGGTTTGCAGATGGTGTTCCTGTAAGCAAAACTACTATTGAAACTATTAGGTGCAATGTTTTTGAAGTTTTTGAAACTTACGATATTGTAAATCTTTCAGAAAGTTTAGATTATTTAATTGCAAACACAGGAACAACTTACACAAATGCGCAATTAGCAATAGCATTACAACAAGGTGGTAGTCAGGTAAGGATTAGCAATAGATTCCAATATCAAGCAAATGGAGCAATGGTAACTACACAAGAATTTGAAGCCTTGCAAGATATAGATATAGGCTACTATGGTTACATTCAAATGAACGCACTTACCAATTTAGCTGCTTATCCTAACACTAAATTGTATTACCCTAAGACTTTACCTCAAACAATTGGTGCTAGAACTTGGGATTTAAGACAATTAGAAGATTTTAATGCTGCAAATGCAAACACTTCTGAATTAATATTTCCTCCTAACAAATGGGAATACCCTACAAACGCTCCTTCAAGATGGATTGAGTTTTTAGCAGATTCAGGCAATGTTAGGAAAATTGGTTTTGCAGGAGGCTATGTATCTGATGTAGGTGTTGGAGCAACAAGAAGCAGTAATTTAGATAGCGCAGGATTTATCTTTACTTCTAGGAAAATATATCCTTTTGGTATTGATACTGGTTTAGACCCATTGCCAATAAATACAGTTTACTCTGCCCAAGCATTTAGACAATATTTTGATGCCACAGATACATCGTTTCAAAATGCAACTTCTATAACTACCAATAAAGCTAGTGGCTACACTTATTTTTATATAGATTACCATAAAATAACTGCATCAGATACAATTTTTGTAGGCTATGGAAATAATTTAAAATCAGTTATAATTGTAGAGAAATCTCCAAATGTTCAATTATTAACCAATAAAGTAAGTAATGATAGTATTCAAGTGTCTATGACAACAGGTACTACAGGATTTATTGTAATAAAATTTAATACATAATGATGAAAGAAAAATATTTTATAATCGTTACCACTGGATTGATAGCTTATTTGTCACCAATAATTACAAGTCTATTTTTTGTAGGTGGATTAGTTGTGTTTGATTGGATTACCGGAATAGTTAAAGCTCACAAATTAAGAACTTTAAATAGCAGGAAAATGATAAAAAAGTTTTGCACAGGCGCAAGTTATTTGATAGCCATTGCAACTGTTCGCTTATGTGAAGTTTATTTTGGCGACGAAGTTCCTTTAGTAAAACCTTTAATTGCTATTATTGCCCTTAGTGAATTACAATCTATGAGAGAAAATATTGAAGCTATTACAGGAGTTGATTTGCTTAAAAATTTATTTAGTGTATTACAAAGAAAATCTGAATAACATGGACCAAAAAACCTTAGAAAGAATTGAGCTTTGCCACCCAGCAGTTAGGGAGGAAGTAAGAAATATTTACAAAGAAATTTGTGAAGCATTAAAAGGAAAAGCTATGTGTCGATTTGCGTACACCCTTAGAACGTATGCCGAACAAAACGCATTGTATGCACAAGGCAGAACAACAGCAGGATCAAAAGTAACTCAAGCAAAAGGTGGTCAGAGTTACCATAACTTTGGATTGGCTATTGATATTGTATTGATAGTTGACAAAGATGGTAATGGCAGCTTTGAAACAGCGTCATGGGACACTAAAACCGATTTTGATGCTGACGGTAAATCTGATTGGCAAGAGGTTGTAACTATCTTCAAAAGATATGGATGGGCTTGGGGAGGTGAATGGAAATTTACAGATATGCCTCATTTTGAAAAAACTTATGGACTTTCGGTAAACCAATTAGCTTCTAATGTAACATACAAAAAACTTATCCATGGGACAAATTATCCAATGCTATCATGAAAATACCTGTTTATTCTTTGCTAATTATCTTTTTTGTTGGTGCCTTATGTGGTTATTACAGTTACACAGGCAAAGATGCTAAATCTGAATTAAAGCCATTGCAAGGTTATTATGATTCAGTGGTGAGCGTAACTCATACTCAACAAATAAAAATTGATAGTTTTGACCAAACTATTGCGAAGCGTGACACAATTATTATTAAACAAATAAAATATGTTAAAACTTATTCTGAGGGTATATATCGCCTTCCTTCTGATTCTAGCTACAAACTATTCATCCAATGGGCAAGAATGTTCAGGGATAGTGGCGAAAGGGCCAGATACCTGCGTACTGATTCTACAGGACTATACAAATAGCGCAAACTTTATAAAAGCATCTATGGATAAAGAGAAAGAAGCTCATAATAGTTTGGTATTCCAGATTAATGACTTGAAGTTACAGAAAGAGGAGCTGCGGTCACAAAGTTTTACTTTTAAAATTGCTCTTGATACTTGCAAAAAAACCAACAACGACCTAGTTAATAAAAACAATAAATTAGTAACTAAAAACACAACCCTATCTAACAAAAACAAAAAACTAATAAAAATTATAGCTTTTTGTTCTGTGGTTATTATTGCTGAAACGCTGTTTATTTTATATTATTAAAAACAGTTAAACCTGCATAAGCCAAGGTTAAAAAATTTAATTTGCATTTTGTTTTTATTATCTTATTTTTGTTTTCCAATAAAGAGCAAATAAGAGTATGAAAATTAACACCCATTTATTCATAATTCCACAGCACATAAGTGTTCTGTGGATTTTTTAGTTTATACTCATGCTATCAGACCAAGCACTACCAAAGTATAGAGAAACTGCGCCATTATTAAATGAGCTGCATGAAATAGTTAGGGACCTAGAAGAAAGGTCTGAAAAAGCAAATAGGTTTCTGATGGATAATAAGCTCACGGAGGCACAGAAAGTAACCTATGATAAAATGACCAAGGACCTTGCAGTTTTTAAAGGATTGGAGCAGACTACCACCAAGCTACTATTGAACTATGAAAGATTAGTTAAATTACCTGTGGAATCCCCAGAGTGGAAAGAAGCCCACAGTGAATACCTATTAAGCACTAAAATATGAGATTTACTGCGAAAAAGAGGTTAGATGCCGTGGCAGATGCCATGCGGAATATCCATATAATGACTAGGGCAATAAAGCTCCAAGCAATAATCGTGAAAGAAAATAAGTCCTTAATTAATGATCCAGAGGATTTGAAAGCGTTTAATGAAATGCTTAACAAAGCAAACTTTTATACTTCGCGTATGGACAAGATTTACGCCTATGACGAAAAGGCCAGCAAATTCTTAAAGGAAACCAATGGAGAAAGTGCCATTGATGAACTGAGTTTACGCATTTTAGAGTTTATAGATAATACTGCCTCAGAATTTACTGCAACACAAACTAAACCGACACCATGAGTAAATATTCAGTAGTTTACGCAGACCCACCATGGAATCAGAAAGCAGGTCCAAACCTTAGTGGAGGATATAAAGTTGTGGATGGCAAGCAGGTTTTTAACGCGAAATCAAACCGCAGTGAGAACCTGCCATATAAAACCATGTCCGTTCAAGAAATAGCTGCCCTAGGCGTTAAAAACATAGTAGAAAAGGATGCTCACTTGTATCTGTGGGTTACTAATAAATACTTATTGGAAGCAGCTGCAGTTATTGAGGCATGGGGATTTAAGTATAGCACTAGCATTATTTGGCAAAAGAATATCATGGGAGGTGGACTTGGTGGAGCATACAGAATAAGCCATGAACAGCTATTGTTTTGCACTCGTGGCAACTTAAAGGCAACCGATAGAGTATTGGGTACTGTGTTCAATGAGAAAAGGCCGTATGTAAATGGTTTCCCATGCCACAGTAAAAAGCCTGATAAGTTTGCAGAAATGATTGAGAGAGTGAGTCCAGGTACAAGAATAGAACTTTTTGCTAGGTCTAAGAGATTTGGATGGTCAGTTTGGGGTAATGAAGTTGAAAGCGATATAATATTATGAGCAGAGATTACACACCAAGACCGAAGCCTGAGCGCACACCAAAGAAGCAGCCCAAGCAGTTGAAGCGCACACCTATTAAGCAGCGTTCATCCAAAAAGTTGAAGGAGATTGAGGAAGGAGAGGGTATGCTAGACTTCTTTATTGAGGTTTGGAATAGCCGTAAATCAGGCAAATTGTTTGTGGCAAGGGAATATGCCACAGTAGAAGAATGGAGAGAGCACACCTCACAATATAGGGTTGATTGCATAACTTACCTGCCTATTGTGAACATGGTACCGGCAAACTTCATGCACGTTTTGACAAAGAACAAGACTAAGTTTAAGAAGGAGCCACGGAATATTTGCATGGGTTATGCTTTTACGCACCATATCCAAGAGTTTGGCACACAAAAGCAATTGATCGGTCACGGACCAGGAGGATTCTGGTTCATTGAGTATAAACAGGTTTTAAAAGAAGAGTATGAACAATATGTCAAATAGAATGGATAGTTCGGAAACTTTTGATGCTTATGCTGAAATTGATTTATGTTATTACTTATTAAAAATGTTATACGAAAATGTTTCAAAAGAAATCGCACCTATAAA